GGGGGGGGGGGGGTACATAAAATACGTACTGCCCATAGCGCCGGACGCTAAATGGGCAGAAGTTCTATCTTTAGAAAAGGGTGGCTCCCCTGCCGCGACAGGAAACATAATCCAGAATTTGCCCAACTTCTCGTCGATATGTACCGATATCGCACCAGAGGGCCCAGAATCGTTTTAGGCGAGCCATTGCCGCCGAAAGCACCACATGTCCAGCCAATGCCCAAGAATATCGTGGCAGAGGCGTTGAAAGTCCAGGATTTCCTGTTCTCAGACCCAAGCCGAAGCTATCGCCACGCTGCAGAGGAGTTCGGCATTACGAAAGCCCGTATTTCTCAGTTGTTGAGAATTTTGAAAGCTATGCCACCAGAATTTGTAGCCCATATGGCGGTATGCAATGAACGGGAGGAGTTGAAAAGGTTTTCTGGCAAGGAATTATTGCGTATGGCCGGACGAACAAAGACTCTTGGGATGGGGGGACTCCAATAGCTATGGTCTAGACTTTGCCCGCGCATTCGATATTCGTTGAATCCGTTTGGAACGTTCCGCTACTACTTCTTTCAGAATCTTCGCAGACATATTTCCCAGCCAGCGCGTGTCTGGCGTTTTTATGCGAGTAGGCACTGTGGAAAGACGGTATTTCCCCGCACGCCTTTGGTTCTCAATGATAGGCACGCTGCTTTTTTCCAGATACGGCTTCATTGCCGCAAGTATAACAGAGACTGCACGGCCCACGGCTTTTTTGTCTTCCGAATTAACAATCCCGGCCTCTGCCATTTCTTTCACCGGCACCCACCCCTCCAATGTCCCCTGTTTGCTTTGGCTTGCGAGGCGGATAAGGACAAGCAATTCTGGATAATTGAGAGAAGTCTCGCCCCCATTGACTTCTATAATATATGCTCGTGCACCATCCTTCTTGTCGGTAAATTTGATTGTGTCACGACGATGATATGTCTTGCGGTACTTTTGCTCCGCAGTGGTAAGAGGGGGTACTACGAACTTGGTTTCCGGCATGGGGGCAGGAGCGCGAAGATCGCTGAAATCAATGGCAAGGTCGTTGGTACGCATCGCCATTGCAAATGTACGGCAAAAAATTCCATTCCGCTCAAAGTCAGCGCGTAATTTGGGTACCTGTATTTCGTATGAAGGCGTGAGCAGGAGGGCTTTGTCGCATGCCAGCTCCATCTTCAGTCCGGCATGTCGTTCAATGTGTGTGTCTGAAGAAAATAATCCGAGGCAAACTGCAATATTGGCGTCTCCCGTTTTGAATTCCCCTATGTAATGCAGCCTGTCAGTAATTTCAGATACGGGCAAAGAAAGGCTATTTGCCTGCTTGATTATCTGAACAAATCCCGGGAGATTAAATCGCCATAGTTCCAATACAGATGTGGAGACAGGCTCCATCTCGTCCAAATCGCCAGTTGTTGGCACGAGGTTCCATTCAGTGCCAATTTTCCGCACACGGCATGGCACACCCTCAGAATTGAAGCCCATGCGGCCTTCCGGGTCAGAGTATGGAGCTCTTTTTAATAGTCCGGCGTCTGTTAGCCGAGGGAAAGCGGAGGCGTCACAGCACTCCAACTCGTGCCGGGAGAACAGCCTGGCAGGCGCTTTTTCCAGTTCCAATAGCACGAATTGGAGCAATTTGTCAGAAAAGGACAACTTTTTGTTCACGCAGATATGCCTCGATTATTTCCCGTGCCGCATGATTCTTTAGGGCAGTAAAACCTTTTTTGTTGATATGAACAGTTTGCGTCCGTGATTGCCCAGTTATGGAAAAACGCACTTTCGCGGAAACGAACTCACAGTCTGTTTCAGGGAATGCCAATTCCTTAACGGTAGCGCGGACATCTTCCGAGGATATGCAGATATCCGCAGTGCCTTTATGAGAATATTCCGCGCAAATCAGTTCTATCTTGGCAACTTGTTTTGTCGGTTCATAAAACGCTGAGGTTTTTAATGGTGCCAAAGCCATTAGGCCATTTTCACTGGAAAAAACCTTTTCATCGACAGTCGGCAACTTTAATACTGCTTTTGCGAATGCCCGGACACACAGCTTTTTAGTTGCCGAGCCCCGAAAGCCGGAGCTTACGCCAATCACCCCGCGCTTTTGGTCGTAATATATGGCATCTTCTTTCGCTGGGCGATAAAGCCTAGGCCTAACGCGTTTGCCTTCCAAGGTGCGGTAGGAATGTGCTTTGTCTTGCCGGGTTATCAATATATACTGCCCGCCCTTGTAGTCGTGATGCCGGATAAGACATTCGTCTGGCTTTTGCTCTTTTATGGTTTCCGAAATCTCTTGCTTGAAAGCTTCGAATGCCTCCGCGCCACAATCCACTGTTTCAGCTTTTACGGGGTAGTATGTAAGCTTGGCGTAGCAGGTTTTGCAAACATAGGAATCATAAAGCGTATCGAAGGCATTCTGGTCCTGGTGCAGGAACACCTTGAGGGCAATATTCTGAGGAGCCTCGTCAGATTTTACCTCAATTTTGTAGTGTCTTGCGATTGCGTGGAGGTCGTAGACGCCTCTTTCGGCAATCTCCTGAAAGCACAGAATATCGTCTTCAATATCAATGGCTTTGGTTCGGTCTTCCATATCAGAGAGAATCTTGTGAATGGATTCTATCGTTATGGGACTGTTATCGCCCTCTGGAAGGGCCTTTACCTTTTGAAGGTATTTGCGAAGAAGTTCGGAGTCTGCGAGGCTTATAAAAGTGTCGAAACCGGTCGAGCGTTGCTTGGACATGTCATACCCCCTTAGCGCGGAAGCGCCTATATAGATTCTACTGCTAGGTGGTCATTGAAGTCAAAAATTAGTCTGAAGGCGGGGGAAGGGGGCATTATGCGTTATTGCGTATCAATTGCCGGTTGTCTCTCATGCCAACGACAAACACATCATCTCGGCCAAGAATCGGCGGGATACAGTGTTCCCTGGACAAATTGAAGTTTTTCTTGGCACACAATTGCCGCGTGATGTTAACGCAAGCCAAGGCATCTGATGTAGATAGATTCTGAAAATAAACCCCGCCGATAGTGGGCTTGCGGAACCGAAATAGAAGGTGAGATACCACCCCTACTTATTTCCTATGCATTTTATCATGACAAACGTTGCATAAGGTCTTTAGGTTCTCCGCAGTATTCTCACCGCCTTTGACATGCTCTTTTATATGATGGAGTTCTAGATGCCTTGGATCTGACGAGTTCCATTCTTTATGAGACCAGTCACATTCAGTGCATTTATACCCATCTCGGCGCAAAACTGCCCCACGGACATCATCTGGAATTTTCCTGTCATGTTCAGGACTTTGTCTCGCTGATTCCAAAAGATAGACGCCTATCGGAAGTTCTGGCCTGCCAGTTTGTTTGGACACAATGGGCCAACCGAATTCAGTCCGCAATTCTCGAACTCTCCGAGCCCACTCTGTTTTGTCTTTTGCTACATACCGCAACTCTTCTCCGGTTATTTGCTTGCCGATATTTCGTCGGAAAAAACAAAGTATTTTTTCTCGGACCCCGTCGGCAGATCCGCGGATTTCATTGGCTACATGCCAGCGGTAAGCTGCTTCTCTGTCTTGTACCACTGACAGCAGCATATAATCATCCGTTCCCATGCTTTCGATTACTTTCTGTTCCAACGGGAGCTCCCCTTCTTTAAACATCTCGTTTGCGGTAACACCGCTTATTATTTGCCATCCATGCTCTACGCGTAGTTCTCGTATTCTTCGGGCATACTCTTGTATGCCAGAGACAACAAGAAATTCGTCGCCGCTAATGACAAGCATCGGATATTTTCGAAAATAGAACAGTATCCGATCCCTAGCACTGGCAGCGAACTGCCCAGGCAAAATGGATTTCCCGACTTCGCGTAATTTGTAAAAAACCGGGACTAAAGCTAAAACCTTTGCCCGCAAGTCAACATTGCCCAACTCTTTCTCAAAGTTGGCCAAGAACCCTTTAAGTGCGTCGGTTTTCTGCAAAATATCGTTGGTTGAATCAGTCATGCTGCCCCCTGTAAAAACTTCTCTATCTTTGATTTAACCTTTAAATGATTTTTTAATTCACATTGCCATATAAGAAGTGATTGCCAACCTAATTTTTTTAAGACTATAATATTCTGGTGATCCCTTTGTTTGTTTTTTTCAATTTTTTCTTCCCAGAACTGCACGTTTGATAAAGGCAACTTGGCGCGGCTACAATTTTTGTGTCCGTGCCAAAAACAACCATGGACAAAAATAACCTTTTTCAAGCGGGGTAACCGCAAATCCGGATTTCCAGGAAGAGTCCGGTCAGCTAAACGAAAACGAAACCCCATCTTGTGTACCAACGACCGTATCTCAAGTTCAGGCTTTGTGTCGCGTCCTTTTATGCGCGACATAATCCAACTTCTTTTATTTTTAGAGAACACATCCATCTTTTGTTGTTCTACTTCCAGAAAGCATCGCATAAATGCAATTTGCAATTTTGGTAGCAAATACCGGTGGGACAGCATTTCCAATTTGCTTGGCTATTTCAGTTTTTGTCCCTTTAAAGATGAAATTATCAGGGAAAGTCTGAAGTCTGGCCGCTTCGCGATGTGTTATTGGACGGTGTTGGCTAGGATGCAAATAGCGGCCTTTTTCCGGTTTAAAAAATTCGGTTCTTATGGTTAATGCTGGTCGATCCCACCATAATCTGCCGAAAAGGTCTGTTCCCCCACTTTTTTTGCGTATCCAGCAAGTAGGTGTTAGTTCGGGAGCAAGACGTTGTAGATCAAAGCGATTCATCCCCTCTTTGGGAATTGCCTTATATCTTTTTAGACTGGTATGAGTGGGATTTCGCCCAAAATGCAGATTTAGCGGGGGAAGAATATCCCGAATGTCTGTTCCTATCGGTGCGGGCAAGTCCATTATTGCGTCCCGTACCGTTCGCCAATTTTCAGGGTTTCTCACAAAGCCCTCTTTGTCTAACTTCCGACTATCTCGCGGGTTATAATTGCTTTTCTTAGGTGGGAACACCTGTGCTGGATCTGCTAATTTTGAGCCAATGATAAAGGCACGCCAGCGGACCTGTGGTACGCCATAGTCGGCTGCGCAAAGTTTTCCTTGCCATATCTTGGTAAATCCAAGACTCATTGCTGTATCTATAATTTGTCGATTCTCATCAGACCCTAAAAGTTGGGGAACATTTTCAATCACAAAAATCTTTGCATTAACTCTGCGGACGACTTCAAGATAGTGACGCCAGAGTTGGCGTCGCGGGTCATTAATGCGGTTTTTATTCAACAAGCTGAACCCCTGACAAGGAGGTCCGCCAATCACTATATCTGCTTCAGGAATTTTTATAGACCGATTATGAAGAATGTCTACAATGTCACCGAATACTCCATGTTCGCCAAAATTGTAATTATATGTATCAATGCAATATTTATTGTAGTCATTGGCCCATATGGGCTTAAAGTGGTGCCCGAAAGATTTAGTAAAACCAAGAGTCATTCCACCAGCGCCACAAAATAGATCTATCAATTTATAGGGAGTTTTCGGCATAGTATGTTCTTGCCTTGGTTAAGTAACACATCGCACTTCGGCTCCCAGACGACCAGATTGACCAGCAATTTGAACCGAATTGCGGGAGATTTTTTAGTTATGACCTTATCCTCATTGCGTGCTGAAATACCGCTATCATTATAATAGCATAAAAATATTGCACGTGAAGTTGCTGGTAAGGAACTCAATGAACCGGCACATTTCCTCATCGTGATAGTGAACCAGTCTCAGCTTGTCGGGAAAGATCTTGACAACCTCTATGCCTATTAAGTCGTATTACGGCATCCGGAATAATTCCCTTGGGCAGGTTATTGAGCTGCTGTCCGGGTATCACGTAAACGAGGTTGTTTTTGGCTCTGGTGACAACGGATGCCCCCACCTGCTGACATGATTTACAGGCACGTATATTGCCCAAAAAATATTGGTCATATCGCTGCAAAACTTGTGAGATAGTTGGCATCTGGCGAAATCACTAATAGAGGCCTACACTCATAGTCGGCGGATTCCACTCATCTGCATGCTTAACAATTTGAAAGTATTGTTGGGAATGTCTCTGTGTCGCGGTCATAAACTTTTCCTTCAACGATTCCAACTCGATGGTTGTTAGTGGTGTCGATTGCCTCGTACCACCCGGATATAGGATATTCGGCCAAAGCGGCCTTAAGCTCTTCCGCAGTAGCAGCCCATGCCATTACCTTATGGTCGCGCACATTATATATCTTGAACCTTTTCATATCCGTTCCTCTCTAATTGATATTTTACCTTAAACCCCTGCCACAATACAGCTTCTAAACCATGCTACGTTGCCGCCTTGAAGAAGGCGTTGACCAGTTCAGCGACCACATGGACCTTGCCGCCGATGTGCCAATCGGTGTTGGCCTTGGCGGCTAGGCCGGATTTGTAATCGTAGATGGTGAAGTCCAGGCCGTTTATCCTGCCGGTCCACTCGGCTTCAGTCTTGCCATCCTCCGACAGGCCAAGGCGTTGCGGCTTGCCGAATACTTTCACCAGCGTCTTGTAGGTGGCGCCTTTCGGCAAGTAGCCTACGCAGCCGGTGCCGGTTGTGCTTGCATTGCCCATCTTTACTTCCAGGTCCATCGTCAGCTTGGTTTTCATATCGCTTCCACCCTCGCCACGACTTTCCCGTCGTGGCGTATCTCGAAGTGTATCGGCGCGATGGCGCGCTTTACTTCCGGCCTCGCGGCCTGCTTGCTGGCTTCGGCTTTCGCCGCTTTCAGCGTTTCGAACCTGCCCAGTTCCTTGCGTAGCGTGCTGCGAAACCTTGTTCCCGCGCATGCCACCGATACTGCCCTTAGCTGGTATTTGCCCGTCTTTAGTGCCTTCATATTTGCCTCCGTTTTCCGTCTGGGTTGTGTCTGCCGTCATCATGAACATACAATGACTTCAACGATTAATCCAGTCCATTCTGGAGGCCATTTTGCCGTCTGAAAAACAGCCCTTGACTTCATGCCGGAAACCCTTTATTTTTAGCCCGCCCTGCCTCCGTAAAATATCGAAGACAAGGCGGGCATTTTCACGCTCACGCGAGCTGCAGCTTCGCCAGCCAGTCCTTGCCCACTAGCCTGTTCAGGGCCGCGACTGCCGCGTCGATGGCCCAGCCGATGATAATGGCCTCGACCGACTCCGGGATGAACGGGATATCGATCAGCTTGTTCAGCACGGCGACGGCCAGCTTCTTCTTGTCCGCCCCGGCGAGGTCGGCTGCCTCGGCCTCCACCAGCGACACCACGTCGGGCACGATATCAAGCGCGGCCTTGATGCTGCCCACACCCTGTATTTTGCCCTTCACTTCGTCCAGCTTCGCCACCAGTTCCTCCGCCTTCTTTTCGTAGTCCATGGTTCCTCCAGTTTTTGAATAACGGCAAATCAAGGCTTACGCCGATATGCCATTTCTTGTCGCCTGTCCTGCCTATCACCAGCGACAGAAGATTCTCAAGCCAGCCGTGCATATGCCCCGTTCTGGAAGGCAAGAACCTCCCGCTTGCCACCAGTGCTGGTGTGCAACCAACGGTCACCACCACGACGCTCGTCTATAAGCTGCCCGAACGGAATGCCTGACTCTTTCCACAGCCAGTTAAAGGCCTCCTCAAGCGCCACGCCCTCAACGTGGAAGTCCGCCGCCTCGCCAATCATGTGCTGGCTGGCGGGGTTGCCGCTTAAAGCCTTATTCAGTTCGTAACAGCGGAACCCCGAATGCACGATGACCTGCTTGCCATAGTGCAGGCGTATCGGCTCCAGCACCGTGCGGCATAGCTCGGTCAGGCTGCCGGTGTAGCACAGCGCCTTGCGGCGGTTCAGCTCTTGGAACTCTGCTTTATCGGTCTTGGTCAGTTCCAGGAACGTGAAATGCTCCGTCAGGTTGAAGTCGTTCATTTACCACCCCACTTGAGGGCTAGCTGGAACGCCGCGTTAGCTGCCAGCGTTATGCCGCCCACTATCCATGAAATGCGCATTTTCATGTTGCGCATCTCCTCGGCAAGGCCGACCTGCCCGTTGCCGTTTACCGTATGCTCCAGCTTGGCTATGCGCCCGTCGCTGCCAGCCTTGTCGGTCGCGTAAGCCGCGAGGTGCGTGTCCTGCTTGGCCTCTATGCGCGCGAGGCGCTCCAATATCTCGTCTATCTTGCCCATGGTCAATTGCCTCCCGCAGCGTCAAGCGCCGCTATCCGTGCCTTCAGTCCGTCAATCATCGCTTGCTGCGCCTGTACCGCGCCGATAAGGACGGGCACCAGCTTGGCGTAGTCCAGCGATTTGTAGCCGTCGGCGTTCTCTCCAACCACCTGCGGGACTATGCCCTCTACCTCCTGCGCGATGAGGCCGAGTTCCTGCTGGTTGCCAAGGCTTTCCGCGCGCTTTAGCGAAGTGTCCCAGTGGAAAGCGACCGGCCTCAACTGAAGCGTCTGCCCGAGTGCCGTGGCGGTCGAAAGCGAAACGACATCTTTCTTTAGCCGGGCATCCGACGATGAATTGGTCAGCTGTCCGGTGGAATCGCTATATACCGCGCGATTGCCCGTTCCGGCAAGCGATGCGGATGTAAGCTCACCACCCGTGCCCATGACGGCCTTGATAGTCCCTTCGACGCCAGCGCGGAATAATAAGCGTCCCGTCGAACCGCCGTAGTCCAAATATGTGTCCGTTCCGTCCACCGCGAACTGGGCGTAATTGGTGCCGGACTTTGCCATGTACATATGCGAGGCGCTGGCATTCCCATTCACGCGAACAGCGGCTCCAGAGCCATATACATCCAGAAGATGCGCGGGTGCCGTTGTCCCTATGCCGACCTGCCCGGTCACGAATGAAAACTTCCCGCTGTCGAAACGAAGCCCCACGTTGCTTGTCGTCCCCGCGTCTATGTTGGCGATGACGCTCCCGCCGGAATCAAGGAACTGCATGCCGGTCTGGTATCCGTTCGAACTACGCAGCGTCAGTTGTCGCCCATCGCTGCCTTGAACATGCAATACGCTTGCCGGTGTGGCTATCCCGACGCCAAGCCTGCCGCTGGGCGATATGGATAACACCGTCCCCGCCGTGTTGTGGTTTTTATAGAGCCCAGCCGTGCCATCCGATGAGTACCATTCCCAGCTATTTGCTGAATTGACTCGGTCGCCGAACATCAGCGAATTGGTGCTGCCGCTGCTTTTGATGATGCCGATAACGTCCAGCGCCATTGACGGGTTGGCTGTCCCTATGCCGACCTTGTTGCCGGAGGTTATAACCAGCCCCGGCGTGGGGTTCTGTACGCCGCAATTGCCGCCACAGAACAGGAAGCTGGCCGCGTCCTGCCTGCCGAGGAAGGTCAGCCGCGACGGGTTGTACGGGTTGCTCTGCTGGAAGCTGTAGATGGAATGGTTGTTATTGCCAGCCGAAGTGAAGTCTATACCCATCCAGCTATCGAGCCCAGTACGTTCCGAATTCAGGAACAACGTGGGCCCGAAGGCGCGCGTGACATAGATATGCCCGTGGTTATGCAGGTTGCCGACGTAGATATCGTTATCGTTAAGGTTTACCGTGCCGGTAGCGCCCGTATAGGGCACATAGCCGGGCAGGTTGCCGTATATGGTGCCTGCCGTAAGCGTGCCCGTGAATGTTGCCGTTGAGCCGGTCAGCGTGTTCGCTACCGCGATGGTACTGGCCTCGACCGTCCCGAGCGTAGCGGTACCGTCCACGGTAAGCTTGCGCGGGCTGAACACGTGGATGCCGTTCCACTGCGGCCCAAGGCCCAAGTATCCGTCGGTTGTCTCCAGCGAGCTGCCGAGCCGGATATTGGCGTTGTTCCATGCCGTTATAAGCGGCTGCGCGCTCATGAAGTTCAGGTTGCCGTTAAGGTATACGTCCGTGGTCCCGTCGCCAGCGTAGCCCGTATACCCCGCCGTGCCGATATTGACGGTATAGTTCCCATTTTTCGCCAACGTGACGTAGTTGGTGAAATAGTCGTTGCCGGTGAAGGTCAGGTCTGCGCCTGCGCTTATCCCGGCGCTGGCCTGCGTGGTGCCGTCGGGGAACACGAAGCCGCCCTCGGTCGAGCGTATGGTTCCCGCGACGTTCAGCTTTGAAACCATCGCCACCGTACCTATGCCGACCTTGCCGCCGCTTACCAGCAGGTCGTTGGAGCCCACGCCAAGCTCACCGCTGACGTAGGTGTTCCCCTCGAAGTAGCCCGCGTAGTTGTTGAACCCGTTCAGCGCTTTGCCGTACACGCCGTAATTGTTCTTCAGGCCGCTAGCGCCGTCCGCCACGCCATACACACCGTAGTTGTTGCCCGAACCGTAAGGGCTGCCCGCATGTCCATAGGCCCCGTAATTGTGGGTATTGTTCTCCGAAGAATCGCCATAGGTGCCATAGGCGTGCGTTATCCCGCCGCCGACGCCGGTCTTGCGCGTTTTCCCATAGACGCCGTAAAGGTCGCCCGCGCTGTTGTCGGATACGTTGTTGGCAAGGCCGAACAGGCCAAACGCCGGGTGGATGTAACTTTCGGCGGCTGACAGCACGCCAACCACGGCATTGGCTATGCCGGAGGTATACGTTGAAACATAGGTGTTGAACACGCTGACGGGCGCATCCGGGTGCGGCGAATAGCCCGCGCCGATATTACGGAAGGTGTTTATGCCCGTAAAGGTGTTCGAGGACGCTGTTATATTGCCCGTAATCACTGACCCGAGGCCGGTCAGGTGCGAGCCGTCGCCATAATAAGCCGTGGCGGATATGTTTCCCAAGGGATCAAACGTGACGCGCGAGGGGCCCTCTATGCCAGAGCGGAAAAACAGCCGTCCCAGAATACCGCCATAATCGATATAGGCGTCGTTCGCGTCAGCCGCCAGCTGCATGCCGGGCGAGGCATACGAAGACGCGTTGGCTGACAGCCTTATCGGGCCGGACAGCCGCATGGTAGCCTTCCCCATCGCTGTCGACATGGAAAGGTCGTAATAGGGCGACGCGGCGTATATGCGCGCGGGGTACAGCATCAGCAGGACTACGGCAAGTATCTTTTTCATTGAAGCCTCCTAAGCTATCAGCTTGAAACCGCCATTACCGACGCTTGTATCGCCGGTGTAGAAGAACAATTGCGCCAGGTCCGACGCGTAGCACAGGAACGTTCGGGCCGGTGCCGAGGCCGCGCTGGCAACCAAGTTGTCGAAGGTATCCACGCGCACGCCGCTCTTGCTGTCGAGGTAATTGAAGTTGGCCATCAGCTTGTCGGCGTCAGGCACGTCGCCGTTTTGTATGTTGTTCGGTAATCCCATAAGCCCTCTTCTACAGCGATTCCACCAGGTCGAAAGTCGTCTGCCAGTTATCCAGGTCGTACTCTATGCCTTCCACGCGCATGCCGAGCGAGCAATCAATCCCGTTAGCCGACAGGTATGCCGCGCTGTAATAGGCCAGCCCCGCTTGACCGTACCGCGCGTCGCCGCCCCATACCCACAGCCGGAACATGTCATCGAAGGCCACCGTAACCCTGTCGCCCAGTTCCAGGTTCAGCGCGAAACGCGTCTTCACCCTAGCCTGCAACCGCAGTTTAGACGTATAGGCGTAAACCGTGGGCGCTATGGCGTAGGCAAGGTCGACCGAGGTCGCGGGCAGCAAACCGCCGGAGCTGATGGATAGCTCCCGAACGCCGTATTTATCGATGCTGTCGGGGCGCGCTTCGCCCCGCGTGCGCGCGTCCACAGTATTGCTGTATTCGCCGAATGCCACCTTCACGCGGTTGTAGTGCCGCTCTATGCCGGTGCCGATGGACGACACCTCCACGATATTACCCCGGTCGAAGTTTTCCACCGCCGCCATGCTGGACGAGCGCGGCCTGAACAGGAAGGTATCAGCCGTGTTGAAGCCGATCTCGTAGCCGGTCATCTTCGCCAGTTCCTCAAGCGCCTGCCTGCAGGTTAGCCCGGTAAGGTTCACCAGCGGTATGGTCACGGTGCTGGTGTAGTAGGTGGCTGTCCACTGCTGAAGCAGCGGCGTGGCCGACTGCCCGGCGTCGGCATACGCCCGCCAGCGCAACTGTATATAGCGTTTTGTAGCGGGTATGGCTCCCGTGTTGGAAATAGGCGACCATGCGCCCCATGGCTCACTTTCAGATGCCCGTTCGCGCACGTCAAACCCCGTGCCACAGCCTGACGGTATGTCCTCAAGCGGCGTCAGCACGCCCCAGCCCTTCAGCGAGGCCGTGCCGTCGATAGCGGGCGATAAATATTCGCCGTAAGGGTAATAGTCGCCGGTGCCGGTCATCACCTGCGCGTCATAGCCGATACCCTGAAAAGTCCCAATAGGGTAGCTGCTAGTCCAGGCCGGGAAGCTGAAGGCCGCGATTACATAGGCCGAGACTGTAATTGTGCCATCCTGCGCTATGGTGCCGTAGTCGGTCCATTGCCCGCTCGCGCCGTGCAGCACGCGCAGGCTGAACGCCGAACCGTTGCGCGCCAGCCGGAAGCGCAGGTATACGAAGGCGTTGCCCCAAGGCTGGCGCGTGGCATTATAGGTCGTGCTCCAAAGCTGCGTAAGCGTCCCAGCGTTGGCTCTGTACAGCGTGAAACGAAGCGTATTGGTAGCGGGGCTGTAGAAATCAACCAGCAGGCAATACCCGGTGGTTGTAGCCCTGTCACCCGTGTCCGACACGAAATGGAAGTAATGTGGCACCGTCCCTATGCCGTAAAGCGCCCCTGCGTCGCAGGTGAACTGCCAGGTGCCGTATGCCCTGGTGGACGCGGCTCTGGCCGATGCCCACCGCGCGGTCGTGTTCGGCCAGCTGGACGCGGCTGACACACGCTCGCCGGAGGTGTAGAACTCCGGGAAGGTGGGCCGTAAATCCCACAGGATGGCGAGCGACTCCATGTACTGCCAGGTGAAGTTAGTCGCTACCGGGAAATCGTTCCTCAGCCCGACATCGCCGCTGTCCCAAACGGTATGCTCTCCCGTCCCCGTATCAAAACCGGCTTTGTCCGTCTGCGTGAATGTATTCTTGGCATTGTTTTCGAACACCGCAGGCGTTATGGCCGTATCGCTCACGCCAGCCGCCGCGCACAGCTGCGCCACTACCCATTCGATTGTCTTGTTCTGGTACCAGCGGATATAGCTCGCCCACAGGCTGTTGCCGGATGTCAGTTCGTCCGTCAGCGTTATGGTAGCCGCCTTGGCGGCATCGTTAAGGTCGGTTACCGTATAGTCCGACTGCGCCCGCAGCGTGGATGCGGCACCGACACCGTCAGCCGTAAGCCCGCGCCTGACCGCCTTGATTATGCCAACGCCCGTATGCGCCGTGACAAACGCCGTGCCGCTGTCGCCGCCGAGGCATTCATCCGTGACCGTCATGGATATGTCCTCCGCCGACACCTCGTCGAACAGCGCCATCTTGCCTACAATCGTTATGGAGGCTGTCTTGCCGTCAGGGTCGTAGGCCGGGTCATTTATTATCAGCCCGGTAAAGACGTATTCCAGTTCCTCGGTGCCGTCAGCGCGAACTATCCCGGCCTGCACCTGGAGCTGGCTCTTGTACAGCAGCCGGTTTTGCGATGTGGAAAAATGCCCGCCAGCCTTCCCCTGCCGCCACTGGTTGCGGTCGTTGCGGAAGGCAAGCGTCACGTTTGACAGCGACCACACGCCGAAGCTTTCCGTGTCCAGCTTCCAGCGCACCGTGGACATCTCTTTAAGCTCGGCGGTAACGTCCTCCGCAGCCGACCACGCGTAGGCCGAACCGTTCCAAGTCCGCGCCATCAGCAGTATCCGCTTGAAATATTTAGGCGCGGGGCTTGCGAGGCTGTTTGCCAGCGTGCTTGAAAGTGTTTTCATCGCTCCGCAACCTCCAGCGAAAGCGTGTAACGCCCGGTATCGCGCGACAGCGTTTCGCTCACCGGGGCTATGACGGCGAACTCAAACACCTCGCGCGCGTAGAAATCGCGGTGGAACACGAAGGTCAGGAAGTCGTAAGTCTCCACGGCGGATAGCAGCGTGTTGCGGTCGGGCAGGGGAAGGTTCTCCAGGGTAAGTGTTCCGGCGCGTTTGGTGTACTCCCGCCAAGACACGAGGCTGCCGTCGGCTGTGTAGTAATACCCCTGCTTTGACTGGTCGCGCCGCTCGAAGCTTGCTTTTGCGTTGCCAAGCGTCAGTACCCGCTTGCATACCTTCAGCTCGCCAATGGATTTCTCGCGGTCGGCGATTTGCGTGGCCGACAGGTTCAGCGTCAGGCCGGAGCCGGTAACCGTCGCTGGCAGGTCAATGAACAGGTCCGACATCAGGCAATTGGCTATGACGGCTTCGGTTATGGCCTGTTGCATACCAGCGGTGTCCTGATAGCGCGCGCTCATCGCCTTCACGTTGTGGTTCAGCAGCATGATGGCGTCGAACGCGCGGGCGACCGATTGTCCGGCGTTATCGCGGAAGGTTATGGCCAGCGTTTCCGTAACGCTGTCGCTGGAGGCAACGCTGGACCATGCCGTGGCGGGCTTCTGGTCATAGAGCAGCGCAACGCCGCCCGCGCCGCTGCTTGCCGTGACAAGGCATTGCGCGGACAGGAAGTTCCCGGAATAGATTTCCATCGGGCTCATCTTCATAGCGAGGACTCCCCTTTGCGGGCATAGCCTACCTTGTAGCTGACCTTCGCCAGATCAACCGCCTGCGACACGCCGCGCCGTATGGCTTCCGACAGTTCGCCAGCCACGGCCTTCACATCCAGCGTGTTAGCCATGTTCCCGTAGATGTTTACCGCCGGTATGCTGATATTGACCGCCCCTGACCCGGCGTAAGCCCCGGCAAGAGCCATGCCGCCAGTTGCTTGCCCAGTGGACTGCCCGGAACGGATGGCCGACACCACGCTGGCGGGCAGCACATACTCGCCGCCGTGGACTATCGCGGGAACCGCCGCCCCTGCCGCGCCCGGCACCAGTCCGCCCTCGGCAAAGCCGAACAGCTTGCCAACAAGACCGCCTGTCCCGCCGGTGAAAAAGTTCAGCAGCCCGTAGATGGCCAGTTTGGCGACCATCTGCGCTATAAGGTCCAGGAAGGCGTCCAGTATGCTCTGGAACAGCGCGTTGACCGATTCCAGTATGACGTCGAACACGCCTTGCGCCGTGGTCAATATCTGCCGGAAGGCGGTGGCGAAGCTGCTTGTTGCGGAACCGAGCAGCCCCGAAAACGACGCCTTCCAGTCCAGACCGGCGTTCTTAAGCTCTATGACAGCCTGCTTCCAGCCGGATACTATGGATTTGCCCGCCTCCGCGTAGTCGGCCTTCATCTGCCGGAGGGCAAGTTCGGTATTCCGCCGCACGGCCTTGGCATCCTCGCCCTGTTTAGCGGCGGTAATGTATGAATCCACGCGTACCGTGCCGAAGTATTCGGCGTAGGATTTGCCCTGTTCGGTCAGCGACAGTTCCGTGAACTTCCTGTCGGCATCGGTGTAGGCTTCGGCAAGAGCTTCCTGCTCCCGGCGGTACTCCGCCAGCTCGCGTTGCAACTCCCGGAAGGTGGCAAGGTCGGCCTTCCGCGTATCGGCGGGTTTATCCACCGCGCCAGTTGTTCGCGTAGGCACGGTGCTGCCGGTGGATTGGCTCTTGCCTATGGATGCCAGCTGGGCGTGTATCTCGGCTATCTTGGCCTTGTACTTCTCCACCATCTCGTCCGCGTCCTTGATGGCCTGCTCGCTCCGGTTTATCAGCAGGTTCGACAGCCAGCCGTCTTTGCCCTGTCGCGCCGCCAGCATTTTCTCCCAACCCTCAAGACGGGATTCGGCGATTTTCAGCTCGCGCTCAAGATGGGCCCGCAGTTGCTCGTCCTCGTTCTGGAAGAAGCCCAGTTTCGGCAGCAGCCATTCCAGTACGGTGCCGAGGTCCTTGAACCAGTTCAGCACCTTCACGGCTACAGGCATCAGCGACCGGCCTATGGTCTCCGTGATATCGTCGAACTGTTTCTTCAGCAGGTTCAGCTTACCGGCGTAGGTGTTCATTTCAGCGGAGGCGCTGCCGCCAAAGCGTTCCTCCACCTGCCGCATCACCTCGCCGAAGATCTTGGACTTGGGCGTGTTTTCGTCTATCTGGATACCAAGTTTCGCTAGCGACGCGGTGTTGCCCTCGAACGCCTTGCCAAGCATCATAGTCGCCGTGCGCAGGTCCACGCCAAGGCCGGAGGACAGGTCCAGCGCGGCCTTTGTAGAGCGCTTCAGCGCTTCGCCCGACAGGCCGAACGTCGTCAGCAAGCGTTCGGTTTCCAGTATCTGTTCCTTGGTGGACATCGCGCATTTGGCCTGCGCCTCGGCGAAGGCAACGTAATCGGCTATGGCGGCCTTGCTGGTTATGCCGAGGTTGTTCATGGCGTGTTCGAAGCCCATCACGGCCTTCTGTACCTCTGCGTACTTCTCGACCGCGCCCTCGGCCCACTCAAACAGCGTATGCGCGATGCCGCCAGCCGCGAATACCGTGGCGATTTTTTCCGCGCCGGATATGAACTTAGACACCTGCCGGTCCAGCTTGTTGACGGAATTGACCGCCGAGTTAAAGCTGTCCCAGTCGATGTTAAGCCCGAAATCCACCGATAACGCCTGATTAGCCATAATCGTCCATCCAACTTGCCTCAAGAAAAAATACCTGCTATGCTAATGGTGCCCGGTAGTTCCCCTTCATTGGGCCTATCGGGAACCTTTTGAAGCCGCATCCTTCGGGGTGCGGTTTTTTACTGCCTCTTTCCTATGCCCATATCCGCCAGTGTTGCGTCCGTATCCTGTTCCGTTGAATAACCGCCCGTTATTGCCGCCTGAATCTTTTTCACCATGTCCACGTCGCACATAGCCGCTTGATATGCGACCCACTCCAGCCACTGCGGCGTCTTGTCCAGCAACGCCTCGAAGCCGTACTGCGGGAATTTCGCCGCTATCAGGCGGAAGGCGACGCCGAGCCCGTCCCCGCCGCCGACAGACCGGCCTTGATCCTCGCCACCGCCGCCATAAAAGTCGCCTGCAGCTTCCCGAAGTCGTTGACCTCGGCTACGGCCAGCGACAGCATGGCAACATCTTCCAGCGTCAGGCTGGCGCACCGCTCGACAAGCGCCGCGTCCGGCTCGCCATTGCCAAGCAATATGCCGAGTACCTCCGGCAGTTTCGGCTCGGCCTGCGCCAGCAGGGCGAACAGCATGCCCTTCTGGTTGGTACTGGGTTCCACCGGCTTGAAGTTCCCGGCCAGCCGCATAAGCCCCATGATTTGCCGTATGGTCAGCGGCGTGATGGTATAGTCCGTCCCGGCGAGCGTGATTTGCCGACTCTTGGGCATCAATGCGGCCACGGTATCGGGTGTCTTGTCGTTCATGTTCGTTTACACGGCTGCAGCCGTGTCCTCCACTTGCCCGAAGCGGACGTCAGCCGCCTTGGACGTGTCGCACAGCACGTCGGCCTCTACGTCAAACAACGTCTCGGCATCCTTCTTGTACGCGGGCGATATCTTCCCGGTGAACACCACCCGCCAGAAGGAATATTTCCGCGTTCCGCCCGCCGGTCCCTTCACGTTCACGAACACGGTCTTCACGTTAGCCGACGCGCCGTCAGTCAGTTTCAGGGTGGTGCCGGACACGCTCGCGCCGCCGTGGCCCAGCGCGGTCTGTAGGTTCGCCAGCGTCGCTTCCGCCATACTGAACTTCAGCGTGATCTCCTCCTTCTTCGGCACCATGTCTATTTTGCCCAGCGCCTGATCCACCTCTATATCCACCCAGTCCACACTGTGCTGTATCTGCACGCCGCCCTTGATGTAGCCGACGTCCACGGCTGCCGTTTCAGCCGCGCCGTATTCGCCCACCTTGATGGTTCCGTCCTGCAAGCCTACTATCACGTTCCCTTTGTTTCCCGCCATTTAAATGACCTCCGTAAACTTGAATGAAAACACCAGCGCCCGATTGTAAAGCCGCGTGTCGGGCTCGTACATGCCGGAACCGGCCAGTTGCTTGCACCAGCGTATGCGGTATATTGCCGACGGTATCGCTATGGCGTCCTGAACGTCCAGCAACCTCTTGACCCTTTCCACTATGGCCTCGGCCTTGAGCGCGCTGTCCGCGTATACCGACACCCGGATGGACAGCTCGCCAAGCACTTCCTCCGCTCCGCCATCGCTCGCTATCCCGTAGACCAGATATGGCGCTGTGGCCCCTTCCGGGGCAACATCCGGGTATATACGGCCCTCGCCGCCAAGCAGCGTTGCAAGCGCCGTATCAGCCGACAGATAAGCGTAGAAGTCAGCGAGCATTGAAGCGCTCCGTGGCCTTGCGAATGACCTGCTCTATACGCTTGGTGGCATCAGGTGCCAGTTTCAGTAACGTCGGCCAGAAGAACGGCCTCGCCGCCAGCTTCGACGTGCCGTATTCCAGCATGTGCCCGTAGAAACCGTTGCTGCCCTTGAAGCGCACATAGACGCTGACGAGGATCTCTTTGCCGAGCTCGGCCTTGCGCATTGCCCAATGCACGCTGCCCTTGAGGTCAATCACCTGCACGGCCTTTCTCGCCGTTTCGCTGCGGTTGGCGCGGGTTTCCTGCGAATGCGGCGCTTCGCCCGGCTTGGATACGCCGCCGCCCTCCGGCAGGGCCGCGCGCAAGGCTTTAGCCACGTCCTTCCCGTGACCTTGCAGGGCTTCCGCAGCACCAACCTGTACGTCCGCGCCCAGCCGGTTAAGCGCCGCTATCAGTTCGTCCCTGCCGTTAAGCGCAATCTTTGCCATGTCAGTCCACCCACTTGCACATAAGCTGCAACTGTTCTTTGCCGTCAGCCGGATTGATTATCTCCACGATGTGGTACGCCTGCCCGCCGCACAATGCCCGCCAGTTCGTTCCCACATCCGCGCGATAACGGACGATTATGCGGATCGTCACCTCGCTGTCCACGCGCTCCGCCGCGAAGTATTCCCGCCCGCGCAACGGCAGCACCGCCGCCCACACCGTCGCTACATCCGTCCAACCGCCAAGCTGGCCCGCGCCGTCGCGTGTTTCACCCGGCTTTTGCAGCGTCACCCGCCGGTTCAGCATGCCGGGGTTCATAACGCCCGTCCCCACAGCCGGTATGTGGCCAACAGATAGCGCACGCCCATCGGCAGCTCCTCGAACTTCGCATGGCTGGCGTCGGACACCGCGAGGCGGTTTTCCGACCAGTGGCCCGCCATCAGCTTGATCGCCAGCCGGAGCGCTTCCGGCACATCCGTGGCACTGGCACCGTAACCGCAGGTGAACGTGACTTCGGCGGTTTTCCAGCACATCTTCGGCAGCGTTATGGTGCCGGGTTCCGACACAATGTCAGCCACATATGCGCTTTTATCCAGCGCCACACCGTCCACAATGACGGACTCCACCGCCCGCACCGGTGTTACCGGCAGTTCCAGCCGCCTGCCGGTGCGCCGGGAACTTTCGAACGTCGCCAGCCATTGCTGCGTTATCAGCGCCCGCCCGGTTATGGATTCCACCGCCTGCCGAGCCGCCGTGATGAACGAAGCCGTCAGCGCGTCCTCATCCGCGATTTCCACGCGCATGAACGCTTTCTGTTCGGCTACGCTGACAGGCTCGACAGATGGCGGCACCAGCAGGCGGGAACCCATGGCTATTTGCCCCCGGAGGCGGTCGCCTTCTTGTTGTCCTTCACCGCCTCGATGAAGTCCTTGTACTTCTCGGCGTCGCCGTCCGACAGCTGAACAATGGAGCCGACCGAGTAATGCCCGAACGCCTTTTTGACTTTGTATATGCCCATGGTTATCCTCACTTGAACAGCAGGTAGCTGAACAGCGCGGGCTGCGCCACGTCTATCGACAGCGCCTGCGTGAACCTCAGCCAGGTCTGGTCCTGCATGAACGCGTTGCTTGCGTCGCCCGCGTCGTAGGCGTCCTGCGATACCTTCACCGCCATGCCCTCGCGCGGGGATATGAACAGACCCTTGTCGAACCGCCCGAATATCGCCACGGTCTGGCTGCCGTCGCCCAGCGTATTCGGCAGCGTGGGGCAGATTTCATACGGCACGTTCCAGATGGTCGCCGGGATGTTCCCTGCGGGCGGCTGCCAGATGTAGTTGCCCACCGTGTCGCGGATTTTAAGCAGCTTCTTCAGCCCCGTGCGGTTGAGCACTATCGTCGCGCCCTGCGAATAGACGCCGCTCTGGGAAAATATCAGCTCCGCGATATCGTCAAAGCTGACCGAAGCGCCAGACATGCTGACGACGTTCACGCCGGAGCTGTACAGCACCCCTGCGAACGGGTCGCCCGTCATGCCCACGGGGCCGACAGCGCCGGTAAGCGCCACGCGCTCGATTTCAAGCGCCATCGCCTCGCTGATAAGCTCCGACAGGAAGGCCGTCAGGTTGATGGCGCTGTCCCGCAGAAGTTCATCGGTGCACTTGATCACAGCCGCCATCACCTTCGCCACCTGCTCCAACTGGCCGAACGTGGGGCTGGTGGTGGGTTTTGTCCCGGCCTCGCTCACCCAGCCGATGCTCACGTTGGTAAGCTGCCGGGGCAACTGGCGCTTCCAGGTGCTCATCGGCAACACGTTCGCCAGCCGCATGATGGGCGACGCGTCGCGCAGCAACCGTATGACCTCGTAGGAAAACTCGGTCGGGACAAGGTAGCCGCCCGATGCGGGTGCGCCTTCCACCATAAGCGCCTTCGCGTCAGCCAGCATGGGGTGCCGTTCTTTCGCCGCCAGCAGGAAATTGCGCATGCCGCCGAACTTCCTGCCGTATTCGCTGGTCCACGGCTTTTCAGCCACGTTCTTGGGTGACGCCTTGAAAGTTTCGGCGCGTTCAAGAACCTCTTCCGGCGTCTGGGGCGGGACCTGCCTGCCCGTGGCCTGCGGGTGCATCTTGCGGACTATTTCCTCTACCAGCTTCTCGGCCTTGTCCTTGGTCAGGCAGTCGTCTATTCTGCCCTCCAGCGTCCTGCGCAACTCGCCCAAGGGCGCGTTGATGTCCGGCTTCTCGCCGGACGGTTGTTTCTCGGTCTGTGCTTCCATCGTGTTGCCTCCGTCTTTATCGGATTTGCTTAAACTTTTCAGGGCCTTCTGTACCGCCTCCGCCAGCGCGTCTGGGTCGGCGGGCACCGCTACAAGCGATATCTCGTATATCTCGGCCAGCGTGAGCTGGTTCGGCGCGTCGGGGTTCTCGTAATGGAATTTGCCCGCTATGGATATGCCCTTCGCGTGGCCTTCCGTGTAGATGCGGCGGGCGTGTTCCACTACCGGGTAATCCGAAGCGGAAAACTTGGCCTTGAAGTAGAGCCCGCGCGCGTCCTCGCGTATCTCTGCCATGGAACCGGCAACATGGTCTATCGCGTTCACATGGTCCACCAGCAGCACAGGGTTCTTGAGATATTCCTTCAGGTCGTAAACGTAGTCGCGCTTCGATTTATACACCGTCGGGATATCGCCATAGCGGTCGGCCTGCCCCTTGGTATTGGCGTAGCCTTCAAGGTACACCGCGCCGTTTTCCTGCGTGATTTTGCCGCCTTCAATCGGCAGTATTTTGTATTGCCTGTCCATTTTGTCCTCCAGTGCCCATATTCAGCGGCGTTAAGTAGCTCGCGCCCTGCCCGTTCGGCAGCTTGTTAAGGTTCTCCCGCTCGCGAATATCGTCAGCACTGAGCCAGCCCCACTGCCTGCCGATGGCGTAGGCCTCATACCGCGTCTTTATGTCGCCCCGCAGCAGGCCTTCGATGAGGAATTCGGCGAAGTAATCCCCGGTGAACAATTTGAACGCCAGCTCCTGCTCGATATTAACCAGCCAAGGGCGTATCGTGTCCGTGACGAACTCTATTGCCTGATGCTCGATGTTGTTGTTCGTGGACCGTTCAAGGTCCGATATCTTGTGCAGCGGCATCCTGAAGTACCGGGCGATTTCCGACACGCCGAATTTGCGCGTCTCAAGCAACTGAGCGTCCTCCGGCGGTATCCCCACGGCGTTGAACTTCATCCCTTCCTCAAGCACAGCCACGCGGAACTTGTTATCCAGCCCCTCATGCGCCCGCTCGAAGGACTTTCGCAGGCGCGTAGCGGCTTCATCCGACAACTGGCCCGGATGTTCCAGTATGCCGCCCGGCCTGGCATCGTTGGCGAAGAACTTCGCCGCGTATTTCTGCGCCGCAAGACCAAGGCCGATACTTTCACGCGCCGCGCGCATGGGCGGCAAGCCTGTCATGCCGTCATATGACAGCCCCTTTATGTGCAGCATGTTGGCGAACGGGACGTATACCATACCCGTATCAAGCCCCACGCTATACACCAGTTGCCCGTTCACGCGCTTTAGGTTCACCCGCCACGGCGTTATCGGCCACAAGGCCACTGGGTTTCCGCCGGAATCACGCTCGATTTCGCTATAGTGGTTGCCCCACAGGCACAGATGCAGCAGCATCGCCTGCCGCCAGCTCATTGAGGTCATCTCCGGGTTGGGGGCGTCGTGCAATACCCGATACAGCGGGTGCTTGACTGCCCGAGCCTTGCCGTCAGCCGTCCGCTGGTACACTATCAGCGGCAGGGAACCGATTGTCTGCGAAAGCACCTGCACGCAGGCGTATACAGCCGACAGGTTCAGAGCCAAGGTTTCATTCACCAGCACGCCGCTTTGCGTGTCGGACAGAGGCATGAACACGTCGGCGAAGAATTGCTGCATGCTTTGCATCTTTTGCCCGTCACGTTTAAAAAGTCTGGTCAGCCAATTCATAGAATAGTTACCCCATGCTTCTCGTATACGCTTATGCCCGCGCCGTGCCGCATCGCCCTGTCCAGCGCCATTGCCGTCGCCACTATGCCGTCGATGCGCTGCGTGCTTTTCGCCTTGTCAGGTTTGATATTTCCGGCGGGGTCGCTCTTGACCACGGCATTGTCCGCCATCCACCGCAGCACCGGGTTGCCGCCATGGTGCAGTTTCCCGGCCAGTACCAGCCGCAACAACTCTTTTGACGGGCCAGACATTGAGGCGAAACCCTGCCCGAACGGCACCACCGTCACGCCCAACTCCGTCAGGTCCTGCACGATTTTCGCCGCGCCCCACCGGTCAAAGGCCAGTTCCTTCAGGTTGTATTGCTTCCGCAACTCCGTTATCTTGGCGACGATAAAGTCGTAGTCGATAACGTTGCCCGCAGTGGCGTTTATAAGCCCCTGCTTTACCCAGAGGTCATACGGCACATGATCGCGTTTGGAACGCTCCAGCAGGTTGTCGCCCGGTATCCAGAAGAAGGGCAACAGCTTTATCGCGCCATCCAGCGGGAAGGCCAGCACCAAGGCCGTGATATCCGTCGTGCTGGACAGGTCCAGCCCCGCGTAACAGACCTTGCCATGCAATGCCACGGCATCCACTTCGCCAGCCGAGGCCTCCCAAGCTGCCATGGGTATCCAGCGGGATTCCTGCTGCGTCCACTGGTTCAGGTGCAGCCGCCGGAAGGTGTTCTCATATGCCGGGATGTTCTCGGCCTTGGCGCATTCCCGTTTCAGGTAATCCTCGCTGATGGATACACCCAGGTTGGGGTTCGCCTTGCGCCACACCGCCGGGGAACGCCAGTCGTCCTGCTCGTCAGCCGCGTATATGACCGGCAGGAACGAATCGTCCGTGATGATGCCCTCCTTGACCTTGCGGGCGTATTCGTGGATTTCCCAGCAGATGCTGTTCCGGTCAAACCCCGCCGTAGTTATAGCCACGGTCAGCGGCTGTGCCCGTGCCCCGGTGCTTGTCGCCAGCACGTCCCACAGGTCCCGGCTCGGCTGCGCGTGCAGTTCGTCAAAGATAATCCCGTGCGCGTTAAGCCCGTGCTTCGTATACGCGTCCGCCGACAGCACCTGATAGGTGGACGCTGTGCGGGGGATGAAGATTGAATTTCGGTACACCTGCCCCCGCGCCATCAGCGATTTCGACGCCACAGCCATGCCCTTCGCCACGTTGAACACGATGGCCGCCTGCTTGGTGTCAGCCGCCGCGCTGTATACCTCCGCCGAGGGTTCGTTGTCGGCATACAACAGGTACAAAGCGATGCCCGAACACAGGCTCGATTTCCCGTTCTTGCGCGGGATTTCGATATAACAGGTGCGGTATTGCCGGGTGCCGTCAGCCCGTTTGCACCCGAACAGAGGGTTTATGATGTCGTCCGCCTGCCAAGGCTCCAGCGTGAACGCCTCGCCCGCCCACTTGCCCTTTATGTGCACGAGGTAACGCTCGAAGAAGCGCGCCGCCGTGGCGGCTGCTTTTTTGTCGAAGTAAAAGTCTTGCGTTGCCTGTGCCATATGCCTCAGTAACCAAAGAACTCGGTATCCTCGTCCTTGCCCTTCCCGGCTTTCGGGATTATCCGGCTGCGCATCGTGGCCGGGATACCCATTTCCGCCGCGAGCTTCGTCATCATCTGCATCCAGCCCTTCGCCATGGACACGTGGGGTATCTGCTGGTACGCACCGTTCGGTGTGCGGTAAACCTGCTTGTGCCCCTTGATGACATCGTTCGCCCGCTTCCAGTTCGAATACGCCGAGCAGTACAGCATGAACAGGTCCCGGTCTATCGAACTTATGACGCCCAGCGCGGACAGTTCCGGGAACAGCTCGCGCCACTTCGCCTTGGCCTCGTCGTCGAGGAACTCCGGCGGCTCGCTGTCGGCGGGACCGGGCTTCGGCTCGGCGGGGTTGGTCCGGCACTTTTTCAAAGTGCCTGTTTTCCGCTTGATTCCCGTCGGAATACGCTTTCTTCCTCGAATCATAATAGCCCTCGATGCCCCGCTACCCCCTATGCGAATTATGGACGCGTTTGCGCGTAGGCATGGCGCGGTCTTCGCCCGCTCGCCCCGGAGGATTCGACCCGCCCTACCGGGTATTGCCAAACCCGCCGTCCTCACACGCCGTCTTCGCGCTGTGATGCGCGTGGCACAGGCCCTGCAAGTTGTCCATAGCGTCCGTCCCGCCCAGTGCCTTGGGCACGATATGGTCAACATCGGTGGACAGTTCGTTGCAGCCGGGATGTTTGCACACATGGTCGCGGGCCAGTACCATAAGTCTCAACTTGCGCCAGCGCCTGCCATAGCCACGCTGGCTGGCGCTGCCCCGCCTGTCCTGCTCCGTAATAGCCATCACGGGCTTATGAGCGGCGCAATACCGCTCACCTTCCGGTGCAAGGCCGATGCAGCCGGGATACGCGCACGGTGCCAGAGGCTTATACGGCATGTCGCACCTCGGCCTTCCTACCGGTTGCCTGCTCCCAGCGTTTGACTATGACATCTGCGTATAGAGGGTCTATCTCGCAGAGCCGAGCCTTGCGCCCTGTATGCTCGCAGGCTATGAGCGTTGAACCAGAGCCGCCGAACAGGTCCAGCACGGTGTCGCCCTTGCGGCTGCTGTTGCGTACTGCGCGGGCGCACAGTTCCACGGGCTTCATGGTGGGGTGTTCCTCGCTGCGGGTGGGGCGGTCTATTTCCCAGACGGTTGTTTCAGCGCGTCCGCCGTACCACTTGTGGCTTGCGCCTGACGCCCAGCCGTACAGGATGGGTTCGTGCTGCCACTGGTAGTCCTGCCTGCCGAGGACGAAGCTCTGTTTGGCCCAGATGACCGTCTGTTTGACCTCGAACCCGCTGTCCATGAGCGCCTGCCGGAACAGCATCGTTTTGCCGTCAGCGTGACAGACGTAATAGGGTGCGCCGCCGTCGCATACCGAACGCATGGCACCGAACGCTTTGCCGAGGAACGCGCTAAAATCCTCGTCCGACATGGCATCATTCTGGATGGTCAGGCGTTTCTTGGTCTTACCGACATAGGCGATGCCATACGGCGGGTCGGTGAATATCATGTCGGCCTTGCAGCCGTCCATCAGTCGGGCAACATCAGCCTCGCTGGTGGAATCGCCGCAAAGGAGGCGGTGGTCACCCAGCAGCCACAAATCGCCGGGTTTTGTGATGGCTGTTTCCGGCTTGTCAGGCACTTCGTCCAGCTTGTCCTCATCCAGCAGGGCTTCGCCCTGTCCCATCTCGCCTAACTCGTCGTCTGAGAAGCCGACTTCGCGCAGGAAGTCTGCATCGAAGTCGTTGGCGAGCATGTCCATATCCCAGTCGCCGGAGGACAGGTTGTCGCGGAGCATCCGCTTGGCTTCCAGTTCGGGATTGTCCATGACGATGACCGGCACTTCCTTCATGCCTATTTCGACCGCCGCACGATACCGCTGGTTGCCAGCGAATATCACCATGTCCTTGTTGACGAGAATGGGCCGCGCCTCGAAGTAGTCCTTGTCCTCGCGCAGGCTGGCGCACAGGCGCTTGAACGCCTCATCTTTGATGACGCGTGGGTTCTGCGGATTGAGTTTAAGCTTGCCGACGGGGATATATTCAGGCTTAAGCATATATCCCTCCGGCGAAAAGGTTGCGCCCTCTCGCGAGGTCAGCGGCATGATGCCTGTGTATGGGGTTACCCTGCTTCGGGCGCAAAAGGATGGCGGCAGACATACGGACCGGTTCGTTCACGATGCGCGTATCCGTGCCGCCGCCAGAAAACAAAACGGCCCTGCGTCCCGTAGGGACGCAAGGCGTGGTCTTTGTTGTCGAGGCAAAGACTATATCGCTAAAAAGAAATCGAGGCCTGGTCATGGTTTTCTCCCATGTCCTTGCCTCGACACTTATAGTTTAGCGTATGGCCCTTTCTAAGTCACGAGTTTTACTTTGGAAAATTTTGGAAGTTGACAAATGTAATATCTAAAGGTATTCTTGCGATATGCCCGAATATCGAGCACTAGATGGAACGGTGTATAAGTATATCAGTCTCCCAGATTTGTTCTCAGGGGGCACTTCATTTATTTTCGACTTTCATGAACCCTACCAATGTGAGGTTATAGTTGCTATTGCAGACAGTCTGATTCAGTATGTGTTTCCTGAAAAACCGCGTTTCCCTGAGACAATTGCATATAGACTTTTCCCTGCATTCAAAAAACATCTAGAAAACAGATTGCGTGAAGGTGGTATGACCCGATGGTTGTCTGCAACTCAAAGGAAGCAACGCCCTCTCGAGTTGTTTACCGAAGCAAACTATGAACAACTACGGACATTGATGGAGAATGATGATACAAGTCCTGAAGAAAAGTTAAAAATATACTGGATGATTTCAGCACATAATGTGTTCAGTGATGGTGCCGTACCAATGAGCATAAGATTACTTGCGGATGAAACAGGCATATCCCAAGAACAAATAAAAACGATTGTCCACAACAATCCATCGGATTTCCGCATAGCATCAAATGATTTCCTTTTCTTGGAAGGACATTACGAATTATGAAACTTTTTGTGTCCTTCGAAACGGGCGCATGGAGACCATTATCCCTTAAGGATGCTGTAAAAACTGTTTTTGATGGTTGGGATATAAAATTTGGTGATGAAATACTGCCCGATAGCCACGATACAGACAGAATTGCATATCAAACAGTTTTGGAACAAATAAAAGATGTATATGTTATCGTCGATTTGACTGGGGACAAGCGATTATCTAGCAATGGCATCAATGCTAATGTGATTTTGGAGTATGGCATGGCTTTAGCTGTCGCTTTAAAACCATATGCCATATATTGTTCTGAACGAACAGAAATTATTTCGCGACAAATTATCGAAGACCGAATTTCAAATATTAAGGGATGCGGAATTTATCCCTATGCAAACAAATCGGAACTTATTGAAAAACTAAAAGCAGCTAAAATATGTTTTGAAGCGCACGCACAGCATCGTAAAGAACGCTAAGTGTTTGCATTTCCTTTTTGTCTTCTTGTAAAATCATAAACTACCCACACTGACGATAGTCCCATCTCGTAAGAGACTTCTTTCGGGGCTTTGCCCTGCTTGAGCCGCTTCATAATTTCTTTGTCACGCATCAGCGTGGAGAGTCGAATGCTCGGCTTCCTGCTTTGCTTTTTCCTTTTCATATCTTGCCTCCGTTTTCCAGAATGATTCTGCCGTTGAACAATTCGGCGATATGCTCAACCCTGTCCCATCCTACGGCTTCCTCCGGCTGGAGGGAGTGCCGCAATGCCGCAAGCGGGTTGAGGACCTCGGCCTCAAAGACTGCGCGGTCCCGCGATGTGTCCTTGCCCAGAGTTTCCTTCTTCCTGAGCCAGCGTAGGCCGTCCAGCTTGCGTTTTAATAGCCGTTCATATGCGTCATGTTTGTCCATAGTCATCTCCATGCCTTTAGTGACGGAACTTAGTGACGATTGTCCTTTTTGGGTTTTCCTCTATATTTGTTTTCTTATTTTCTTTCCTAATTGAGCTAAAGATAGAAGTTTCGTCACTGCCGTCACTTTTTGGGGCTTCCTCCAATACAAACCGCAGTGATAATGCCTTGAAAGTTTTGTCACTGAATCGTCACTACCGTCACTCAAGGGGCGCAAAACTGCCCCGCACAGGCCGGAAACGCTTAAAACGGCCTTACATCCGGGTCTTCGGGCTCATAGTCTCTACCCATAGGCAACGTCTCCTGCTCGTTCCCTTTCAGCGTTATTCCGAACCAGCAAGTCTTGCCGCCAGTAATCCTGTCGCGCTTGAAGCCGCGCTTCTGCATGTAGTCAATGAACTCGGTGCGCTTTATGGAGCGCATGCCGCCGTCCTTGGCCCATTGCTGTATGGCTTTGAGGATTTCACCGGCTGAGACTTGCTGCCCATCGCCCAAGACGCAATTCTCCGTGATAAAGTTGCCGATGATATCGGATTCCTCGCGGTACTCATTCGTAGCCCGCGCGATTTTGTCCGGCGCGCAAAGGCCATCTTTCTGCCACTGCCGGAATCCTTCTGCCGCCCATGCCAGTATTCCCGCATATTCCTTTGCGAGCTTGTCGTCCAGCGCGGGGTCACGCTCCTCCGGTGTTATGACCTTCTCGAACGGGATGGTCATCAGCCTGCGCCAGATGCCCTTGTCCGTGCCGGATATGTTCGGCTTGTGGTTCGTCGCCAGGAAGATTTTGAACGTGGCGAAGAAGTCGAAGAACTCCCTGTGCAGGAACCTGGCCGAGATGGGGTCGTCACCCGTAAGCTGCTTGATTTGCGCCTCAGCCAGCGCCCGGCCCTTGCCGGACTCTATGGAGGTGACAAACCGCGCTCCCTTAAGCCGCGCCACATCGTTGGGGATGGACTCTCCGTACTTCTCCATCAGCGTGGTGGCGGGGGTATTCATGGCGTACTCGCCAAGAATCCGGTAGATGTGCTTGAGGAACGTGGACTTGCCGTTCATGCCCACGCCGTAGAGGATGAACACGCATTGCTCTTTCATTGAGCCGGACAGTGAGTATCCCACGGCCTTTTGCATGAAGCCGATGATTTCCTTGTCGCCGAGGAATATGCTGTCCATGAACTTGAGCCACTCCGGGCACTGCGCGTCCGCTTTATAGTCCAGCTCCAGCCTTCTGGTGAGGTAATCGGCCTTATTGTGCGGACGCAGTCCGCCTGTCCGCAAATCCAGCGTTCCGTTGCGGCAGTTGAGCACGAACACGTCGCTGTCGAATGTGTCCGGCGTGACGGTAATGCCGTCCTCGCAACGGACAAGGTTCACCATCGCCTTGAGCCGGGACTCGGCCTCGCAGTGCGCGGCATGCTTGAGCAATGCCTTGTCGTCCGTGGCCTTGGCCCGAGAGCGCATGTCCTGCACGGCTGACTGCGCCAGCCGCATGATTTGGAAGCTCTCATCCTTGCGCCAGCGGGTGCCGTCCCAGATAAACCAGCCGCCAAGCGCGTCGCAGTAGCGTATGTCGCCGCCATAGCCCGCATAGAAGAACCTGGCGTTCCATGTATCCGTAAGCGGCTCGGACTGCTTGCCGTCCTTGTCGTAGCGGGACACGCTTCTGGCTATTTTTGAAACCTCGGCCTTGTCCAGCGGCGGGGAACAGCGCGCCGCATTGATGGACTGGAGGTTCTTTTCTATTTCGCCATGCTCAAGGCCCATCTTCCGCAGGTTCACGCCCATAAGCATCAGCGTGTTGTTGCGGTTCTGCGTGATAAGCGCGTCCTTGTCGGAGAGGTCGGGTTGGCTCCCCTTGGGGGAGATGAACTCCAGCAGCCAGTCCGGCGCGTCGGCAAGCGGCGTGTCCGGGCCATTCGTCCATTCGTAGGATTTGCCGTCAATCACGCTTGGCGGGGCAACAACATAGCCGCCGTCCCCGCGAATGTCTATGCCCTTGCGTATGCCGGTCTTGCAGCCCACGCCGGATTCGGGATAACGGAAATACAGGTGCCGCCCGCCGGAACAGGTCTTAACCTCCACGGTGGGGGGAAGAGGGACGTGCTCGCGCTCAAGGCCGGTAAGCGACTCCGCGCCGCCCGCGCCGTTTTTGATGTCTATGTCCAGCACGAAAATGCCGGAGACCTTGCCGGTGGCTATGCCTGTATTTGCCTGCGGACAATTTGCGAACAGCCGCTTTACCGCTTCGGCGTCTTTCGAGGCGTCTTTATAGCCGTGCGGCGTGAGCGGCACCTTGCCCCTGCAGGGCAACACCGCCCATCCTCTTGCCGCATAAGCCAATGCGTGTTCCGTCATGTGCACCTTCTATCGGGTGGAAGGGGGGGCGGCGGGTTCTCCACCGCCCCCTGCCGGTCAGTAAGGCCGGGAATCCTGCTGTTCCTCGGCGGCTTCCTCATCATGGACCTGTATGTCCTTGGCCTTCGAGGAAAAGTCGCGCCACAGGGCTTCGCAGGCCTTGTATTCGTCAGGGCTGGCGTTGCCCGCCGAGGCCACCTTCAACACGCAGTAGGTCGCCACGCTGTTGGACTCCGCCTGCGAGTACAGCCTGTACTTGCGGCTGAACATGTCCCCGCCGCAGAACCGCGCCAGCGAGAGCAACTGCTTGCCTGTCTTGTAGCCGGTCTTGGAGAAGCTGACTATGACGGGCATGGGAACGCCGGGGAAGTAGGAGAAGAAGTTCAGGAACGCAGTCGCCACGGGTTTTTCGCCGTTGGGGCCGAAGCGCGCCGCCTCCGCGACCTTGGCGTCGTCAATATCGCCAGACCGCCAGATTACCGCTCCCGGCTCGAAATCCGCGTCGTAGTTGGGGTCTTCCTTGCCGCGCGGGTTGAAGCGGATGAAGTTCTTGAACATGAACACCGGGATGAATTCCTGGGGAAGAGGTTCCTTGGTCAGCGAGTTGATGATTGAGCCGACCTTTATGCCCTCCAGCCCCTGCGCCAGTTCGGGCGACAAGGCTTGTATGAGCTTTGCGCGGGGGATGATGATGTCCTCCTGCGTAACGCCCGCTTCGAAACCGCGCTGGGGCGCGGATGACTGAACCGCCAGTTTCTTTCGTACCGCTATGTCTTTTGCCATGGTGACGCTCCTTATTTGTAAAGCCGCAATGACGGCTTGAGGTAGTAGCTGATAAACTCCGGCACGGTTTCGCCGCCTTCCACGCACTCCGAAACGAAGCCGGACAGGCTTTGCGGCGCGACCCCGGTCTTTATCAGGTCGGCCCGGTCCTTTTCCTTGAGATAGTCGAACAGCTTATGCGTGTCCTCCTGCCTGCAAGAGGCGTAAAGCCGGGGTTTTTGCAGCTGCGCGTAGCCGATGCCCTCATAAGTGGCGGTGGCTGTTGCGGAGTTGGATTCCAGATACTCGATAAGCCGGCTTTCGGCCTCCTCGTATGACTGCTGGGACTCCTCCAGTTGCTTCTTGTGGTGGTCCCGTCGCTCTTTCGCTTCCCTGAAGCGCGCTACCAGTTCCTTTTCGCATACTTTATCGTCGGGCATATTGCCTCCTTTACCTCTCCGTCAGAGAGATGATATGCCTGTCGGTTATCCCGAGGGTATTGCAGTAGTGGTCCTCTTCCCCGGCGAGCTTTACGCCGTAAGATATGCCGTTTTCCGTTTCGACAATCTTGAACACTTCGACTTTGACCAGCACCTTATCGCCTATTCTCACCATCTGAGTTTCCTCCGTTCATGAAGTTTTTTACTTCCTCCACGCTCCGGCAGACGGTCGCCCGTCCGCCGGAAGCGCAAATCGATTCGATTACATACTTCTGGATTTTTGTCGGCTGGTTCTTCCCGGCCTTAAGCTCTATTGCCACGAACCGCCCATCCACGCACATCAGTAGGTCGGGTATGCCGGACGTCCACCTGTCCGCCGCCTTATATACCCATGCTTTGGGATATTCGGCCTTGAGAAAGGCCAGGACCTTCTCCTTAATCCTCGTTTCTGACAAGGGCATGGACCGCCTCCTGAAGGCTCTGCTTTTTCTGCAAGACTTTAAGCAGATGCCCGTCTATGGTGTCGTTGGCTAGCAGGTAGATGTACAGGCAGCTATGGGCCTGTCCTATGCGGTGGATGCGGTCCCGCGCCTGCGCATGGGTCTCATAGGAATAGTCCAGGCTGTAGAACACCATAGCCGAGCAATTGGTAAATGTAAGGCCGTGCCCAGCAGACTTGGGATGAGCCACCAGATACCGCGCCTCACCCGCCTTGAACCGCCGGATGGACTCGTCCCGGTCCGGCGTTTCGGAATAGAGCGTCACAACCTGCTCCGCGCCGTATTTGCCGGAGAGCAGCTTCTGGACAGCCTCCACTTCCTGATGGAACTGCACCCAGACAATGACCGGCTGGTTGCCAAGCTCCTCTATGGCGTTTTCCAGTTCCCTCATCTTGCTGGACTTGCCCGTTTCCACGACCTTGCCGTCCTGCGTATAGAAGAAGCCGGAGGTCGCCTGCCGCAGTTTCATCAGCTTCGCCAGCGCGACTTGGGCCGTGACTTGGGTGCCGTTGATTTCCGCGACGAGGTATTTCCGCATGTCCTCATACGCCGCCCATTCTTCGGGGGAAAGTTCCACCTCGCGGATTTCGTCCACCTTTTCGGGCAAATCCAGCGCGTCGGCCTTCTTTACCCAGTTGGCGAGCGGGCGGATGCGCTCCATCAGCCTTTGCCGGTTCTCGCCCGTGATGGCGTACCGCCAGCCGGAACTGAGTATTTCGCGCATATACTCCCTGCTGACGTACTGGCCTGAGAGGCGCATCCTCTGCCCGTTGCGTTCCAGATGGAAGTAGGTGTTGCGGAAAGCATAGAACGACTTGCAAAGATACTCAGGGCGCAGGAAATTGATTTGCCCCCAAAGCTCCAGTTCGCTGTTGGGCATCGGCGTGCCGGAGGCCACAATCCTGTGTCTGAAAAACGGAGCAAGCTCCAGCAAAACCTTGGTGGTCACGCTCTTGTTGTTTTTCAGCCGCGAGCTTTCATCCAACACGCACATGAACGGCTGCGCCGCAACCATGCGTTTGATGACCGGCAGGTTCCGCCGGGAGATGAGGGCTTCGTAGTTGATGACGACTATGTCCGGCGAAGTCCCGTTCAGTTCCTTGAACGCCGAGGACGTGAAGCCTGTGAACCGTTTTATGTCTTCGCCCCATGCGGCGTTGACTAGCGAAAGGGGGCAAACCACCAATAGGCGCAGTTGCGGATTGTGTTCGCGCAGACGGCTGAACACCTCAAGGCTGGTGCGTGTTTTGCCAAGGCCGGGTTCATGGAACAGCGCGCAGTTGCCTCCGACGCTTTCCGCGAAAGCCACAGCCTCGCGCTGGTGCCTATATAAGGGGATATCAGTCATGGCGCGGCTCCTTGGGGTTGTGCTCCACCTTGAACCGTGTTTCGCCGAAAGCCCGGATGAGCAGGCCGGTGAAAACGCGCACGATTGCTTCGCCCGCCGCATTGCCGGTCTCCATGACCACGGCGTCCTTCTCCTTTTTTATTGCGTAGCGGAACCCGATGCGTACCGCCGCCTTGCCCGACATGCACTCCACCGCTATTACCGCCAGTGTCACCTGCGCCTCCAGAAATTCCTTGGTGGCGCCCTTGCCGAACTTGAAGATGTAAATTTCATGCATAGTCTCCTCCGCACCATAAATATCCCGCGATTCGGAAAAGTGTCGGGTTATTTTTCGCCAAGATATTCGCCCAGCTTTGCCTTGGCGAACACCGCCCGAATGCGTTCCATGTCGCCATAGAGCGTTGCGCGGGGAATTTGCATGGCGGCACTGGCCTCTTTGAGGTTCAAGCCTTCATCGCGCAACAGCCTGCAAAGTTCCCTCTGCCGGGCGGTAAGGCGTGGCAGGACCGCCTCGATATCCAGCTTGAGCTCTACCTCTATATGGATGCTGTCGGTCGGATTCTTCGCTTCCCATGCTTCAAGCAGTGTCGTTTGGCTTCTATCCGTCAAAGGCCTGTCCAGGGAGTCGGCGGACGACAGGACGCGCCGCTTGTCCCTAAGCAGGTCGCGCACGATTTTGAGCATGCAGTTGCGGACCACCTTAAGCATAAAGGCTTGAGGCGGAACATTTGATTCCGGGTCATACTTGTATTTTGCGAGCTGCCAGCAAGAGAGGCACTCGTGCAACAGGTCGTCGAAGTCTTCCTTTTCTAGGCAATGGCTTTTCCTTTTCTGGCGGGACACTGCGGTTACGGCTATTGATACTTCCCACGGCTGGAACAGTCCTTCGTACTGCTTGTTGTGGCTTGGCATTACACACCTCCTCATTAATTTTTGAGAGGTGTGTCTGCCCGCCCACTTCTAGGGTAGGTTCCGGCGAGCTATTTGTCGGTTAGCGGTATACCGCCACTTTCTGGGGAACTAGCGTTTTTTATGCGTTTGTGCTACCATAAGCACGGGGGGATTTTTACATGCGTCATGTACAAAAAAACACGGAAATGAAATCTCGCGAGAGATTTTATCTGCACGGAGATTTGATTGAAGGCACGAATAATCAGTATTTTTGCGATTTCTGTGACCTTGCTGTAAGTGCGCTTCATTTTCATGACGAACATCCAGACAAAAACAATTTCGAGAGATTTCAGAGAAACCTTAAAAAGTGGAAAAAGATGAAGGCTCTTGGGACAAAATTCAAAAGACCGAATGATGTCGCAAATTGTTTTTGGTAATGGGGAAAATTTGTGCTAGGACCAGTTCTAGATACGTGGACCTAAAATTTCATGATAGAAATTAATGATTTTATAGTCACAACCATAAAAGGCCACTACTCACCAGAAGCAGAGGATCGGCTTACACAGGTTTTCTTGAGCTGTTTTAATCACAGCACACTATTCCGAATTACAGCATTGAATTTTTTTGGTTTTGCTCTTGACACCACCGCCATAGCAAAAAGCCAAATTACGACATCTGATGGGAATGGCAGATTAGACATTTTAATAACAGCGAGTAATGGCAAAAAGCTTGGTGTCATTGAAAACAAAATTGACGCATTGCTTACAGGCAAACAACTAAAAAAATATCAGAAAGCAGGGCATAAAAAGGTAGTCGCTATTACACGGAAGTATCCGAAACTTGACATCAATCTCCATCAATTTAGGATATTTAAGTGGTCTGGTTTCTATGATGCACTTGCGTCGGGAAGCACAGGGTGGTCCGATTCCGACAGATTGTTAGTCGGAGGATTTCTTCAATATCTTGAGGAGCTTGGAATGATAGGTTTGCAGAGAATAACAAAACATGACTTAATTGCGGCATGTAATCAGATTTCTCATATAAGCAACCCGTCTTCTAAATATTCCGAGAAGATTATCTCAAAAACAAATCCATTTTCTGTTTTCCATAAGTTGACCATGTATTTTCAGTATGTTTGGGAAGAAGCCAATAATGATCAATTCTTGCGTCATCGCATGGGGAAAAACTTCAGGTTTGCGCCATTTCTGGCGATGTACGATGACAATAAAGATGGCACTTATGAAAACCCAATGATATCGTTCAGGATTTCTACAGCATGGAAGGGCCGGTCTAAAAAGATTGTATATGTAGGCCTTTTTTACAAAATTCATCCTACTAACAAGCAATTGCGAGGTTTTTATATTAGACGTTACTATAAGAACAGGGTACGCTATCCATATCGTGAAAAAAAACTTGATGGGATAATCTTTAGAGGGAACATCCTTGATGGCGACAAATTGGCAAATACTGTCATAAAGCAGTGGAAGCTGTGGCTTCAATAGAAAAGATGAAACTGTATAAATTCAGAGCTCTCGGCAGTAGAACAGATTTTAAACGTATTAAAGAAATTTTGGCTACGGGAAAATTCTGGTGTGCCAAGTTCTCAGAGCTTAATGACCCGATGGAAGGTGGATTCCATGCATGTGGAATAAATCCAGATGAAATATTTGCTGGGAAGCAAGAATATGCCATTTGCTCTCTTGCTGCGGAAGAATCATTGTCTAATTGCCTAATGTGGGGCTATTATGCCAATGGTTTCAAAGGTGTGGCAATAGAACTTGAGACTGCTCCTATCTCAATCGATGAAATGATGAATTCTATTGAGCCTGTCAAGTATGAGGAACACCTACCTACCGTTTCAGCCTCCCGCTATACTGAAATCAAGCGAGTATTGACTACCAAACTTTCAGCTTGGAAACACGAATCTGAATGGCGTTTTTTAGTTAAATCCACAAATTCAGGATTGTATCCTATCGGAACAATTAAGGCTATTCATTTCGGCAATCCTTATGGATATGCGAGAAATAGCAAAAAAATACTTAAACAGACCAAACTTTTACGCACATACAATAGTCGCAGGAATAAACTTGTCAAACTGGCGCATAACATGGGCATCCTATGCTATTTTATGCATATCGACGAAAGTGGGGAAAAAGTTTCGCATCAGATTAGTTCGTGCTCATCTTCTTCCGCATTAAATCACGCTGTATAGTTTCAAAAGCCGTGGCTATAATAACATTTTGTTTTTGTGCTGTTGAAAAGTGATTGGTTTTGGAAGCATAGATTAGAACTATTCTCCCGCCGAACCGCCGTTCAAACTTCTTGTCTAGAATTTTGCCCATATAGCCCTCCGTCCATAAATATCCCGCAAAGGCGAAAAGTGTCGGCATAATCGCCGATAACGGGATATTTATGGGTATTGGAAAGACTTGATGTCCCGCCCACATTGAATGTAAATGGTTCATGTGGGGAGGACGGGAGGCTCATTTGGCTACTTTAACCGGCAAGGCTTCTTCAGAAAAGAAGCGTTATGTTATTTACACTCGGTGTTCTACCGACGACCAAGCGCAGGGCGATTTCACCACGCTGGATGCGCAGTCGTACCACTGCAAAAACATGCTGGAAGCGTTCGGGCATGAGCTGGCGTGTTTCGGCGACAAGGGCGTGGTCAACGACGACGGGTATTCAGGTAAGGACCTTAACCGTCCCGGCATACAGGCCATACTCCAGGCCGTGAACGGCAAGCGGGAGTTCGACGGCATCATCTTCTTCCGGCTGGACCGGCTTACCCGCAATCCGCGAGACCTGTACGCCATGATAGACCTGTTCAGGGACAAGAATATCGACTTTGTGTCCGTGCGGGAAAACCTCGACAGCTCTACGGCTATCGGGCGCGTGGTAATCGGGATATTGGGATTATTGTCGGCTTTTGAAAGGGAACTGACCGGCGAGCGCGTCAAGGCTTCGGCTTTGGCGCGTGTAAGGCAGGGACGTTGGGTGGGGGGCGGGGTGCCGTATGGGTATAAGCTCGTAAATGACGGTCCGGCTTTGCCCAACGGGCATCAGCCGCATAAGCTGGTGGTGAACGAGGAAATTGCCCCCAAGCTGCTTCCCATCTGGGAATTGGCGGCGCAAAACAAGTCGCTTACCGAAATCGGGCATGTCCTCATGGCGAGCGGAATAAAGTCGCCCGCTGGCAAGGTATGGCTCAGGCAAAGCATTTCAAACATTCTCAAGAGCCCGTTCTACAAGGGCTATGTGCAGTACAACGACGAGTTGCACAAGGGATTGCATCAGGGCATAGTGGACCCCGCGCTTTGGGAAAAGGCCAACAAGTATCTGACCGCCAAATTGCCGGGGCATCGCTTTTGGGGGAAGCGTCCCAAAACATATGAGTACCTGCTGGCTGGCCTGATTCGATGCGGGAAGTGCGGAAGCCATTATATCAGCGTCTCCTGCACTGGACAGACCGGGAAGCAGTTCTACTACTATGTCTGCGGCAGGGGTAAGCAGGGCTTAGGCTGTAAGCCCGAGGCCATATCCGCCACGGCTTTCGACAACGCTGTAATTGAATACTTCAAAAAGGCCTCGGCGGACCAGGAAGTCCTGATTAAGGCCATTGGCGACGCGATGATGGAATCGCAGATGAAGCTGGATAAGACCGAGGTAGCCATGCGGGCGGAGGAGGAAAAACTGGAAGCGGTGCGGGTCGAGTCGAAACGCCTGTTGGATTTGGTAATGGCGGGAGACATCCCCAAGGGCATGGCCTTCAAGGAGAAGTTCGCCGAACTGGAAGCGCAAATAGCGCAAACGGAGGAAAAACTTGAAAAGCTCTCCGCCCAACGCCAGTCCGCGCAATTATCAGCCAACTCGGGGCAATTATTGCAGAATCGAATCCGTTTCGCCATGCGGCACTTGGACGAAGCGGCTCCGGCGGCTCAAAAAGACCTGCTGCGGTCGCTGATACGGGAGATTGTGGTGTATGACAGCAGGATTGAGATAAAGATGCATATAGAAAGCCCGCAGAAGGCAACCTCGGCGCAGGAAACGGCAACCCCTGCGGAAAACGCTCCTATAAACGCAGAAACGCCCCGCTTATCAAGCGAGGCGTTAACCGCTACAGGACAGATTTCGTCCGATTGTAAAGGGTGGCTCCCCGATTAGTCCAGAAAACAGAACCTTCTCCGTCGCATTCATGTGGATGTGAGTTCTGTTTATGCAAAAACATGGAGGGGCGGAGAGCACAATACGAGAACAAGTATTGCTATTTGAACGTCTTGCCTCTGAATCCAAATAGTGCCGCGGCATAGCCATATGGACAAAGGCTGTTCATGTTACACCTAAATAATGGATTCGTTTGGCATTCACAGTTTTTACTATTTAAATTGCAATAGGCTAATAGTGGACATTCAGGCTTATCGGCACTGAAAAGTTGGTAAAAAATATGTTGCATTGCAAGAAATAGGAATATGTGTTTTGGATTCACATCTGTGCCAGATAGGGCAGATATATGCTGATTATCCAAAATGAGTGGCGATGGAAAAACATTCCAAAACTCCATGGGATTGGCCCGAAATGTCTGGATAGGCCTAACAAGAAAGTCAGGGTTATTTTTTCGAGTATCGAACGCGGTGCTTACTATGTTTTTTAGGTAGGATACCGAATCATAAAAATTATTATCAATCCGAGCTGATAAAATATTGTCAAATCCAGATACGACTGCTTCCATAGATTTATCGATTTCTCCTGCAGCATTAAGCAATGTATACAATTCCAGTGCAAGTGCGTTTCCAGATTGTAATTTGCGTTTTTTGCCATATGAAATTATCTGAACAAGTGCAATCGCCGGTATCTCATGCAATAAGCAGGTGTCAAAAACGATGTAGACATCCAGATCAGTCAAGTCAGGCAAGTTTTTTCGCAGAAAATATTCTGCAATTGAATATGGAATAAAAGGAGAACTGGGAGTGGTATGACCTATGATTTTCTCAGATATGGAGGCCATCCCTTCGATAATACAATTAGCTCCAAGGGAGTATGTATTTTGCTCCCCAGCCTTATTCTGGCATAGGAAATCATATCGCTTTGCAGGGCTAAGATTTGCATCATAAATATTGCGCAATTTAATGATTGAAGGAATATATTTACACGGTTTATATGAGGCGACATCTTCATCTTCTCTTGGGAATCTCAGGTATCCACCGCGCTGAAAATACATCCAGTCAAAATGCTTGGCAATATTCTCTTCACTGGTTTTGGATAACACAAGCGGGAAACCAATGGGTGTTGATAGTACTTCGATATCTCTAGCTATATGGTTCAGCATATCTGCTTGTCGGAAAAATGCCAGTAGTGGATAAACAGTTGTTATATCTTGGATATAATGAATATATTCATGAATATATGTGGAAAACCCTTCACCTGAACGATAGTCATCTGGGAACTTCCCTGGCAGTTTAATCGTGAAAGCCGTCGGGATGTATTCCCCCAATATTTCCAATTGTGCTTGGTTCAGCATGATCCAACTTTCCCAGTTAACAAACTTAAAAATCTTACTACGACCAATTCCCGGGTAGCATCTAACTTAATGAGAGAAGCTCTCGCATGGCAGATATGCTTCTCCAGTTTGAGAAGCATGCCGTTTTATTCTACCGATAACCTCTGGTAAGGTCATGACACCTACCAAAACAATACTGTAGATGTGTTTCGAATCCATTAGAATTATAGGGGTTTTATCACGAGAGGCATTGGCAATTGCCCCTGAAGTGTATCCAGCCATAGAAACAAATATTCCCATGGTATTATCAGCTTTACATGTTACTTTGGCTAAGAATTGATCAATATCTTTAACTTCAGTCGGTTTTTGGGTGTTTTTTAGCTCAACCAGAAAAGTTGTTCCTTCTAACGTCAGGGACCCATCTATTTGGCGATTATCTTTGTCCCGGAAAGGGCTACGATGCTCAATGTCAAAAAATGCAGCTAATTCGTAAAACCATCGTTCAAAATCATATCCACTCTCTTGCGTTCCTCTTTTGGTAAATAATGAATCCAAACGGTTCTTCAGACTAGATAAATCTTTAAACACTTGTAGGTTCTTCGACCGCATATTCTCAAATTGTTGCCGGCTCTGCTCTCTGATAGCAGTAAGGTCTGCTTGGTTTTTAATTTTATCTACCTCATTTTTGAGTTTCGCGACTGATTCTTGGGCCTGTTTGATTTTCCGGACAGCATCATCGCACTTGTTGAGAGACGGAAAACACGTCATAACAGAAAGGGCAAAGGCCATTTCTAGTATAATCTGATGTCCCTTATTATCAGGAAGCCCACATAATTTTTCAAAAAGAATGTCAATAAATTCTCGTTTGGTTTGATGTTCAAGCTCATTTAACCGGTTATCAGAAATCCTATAGTCTTTCAAAAAAATACGCAAATCGCTTTTATACCAGAAGGCATTATTGCAAGCATCTTTCGTCAGGCCAATGATATGAGGGGCAAGTTTTCTGAACATTTTCTATCCGCTCCTACTCTAAAGAATTACCCGCCCTAGGTTTTTCTGCATATTTGCTAAAAAGGTCGGCGGTTGTAAGTTCGTGTGTTTGCAATAAACGAGTGATAGTTGCTCCGGAGAGATCTTGGGCATTCAAGATGCTTGGCTCAGAGAAAAAGGCTTTAAGGTTTCTGGTAAAGTCTCTCAAGCCTTTATCTCGAAGAATAAGAGTTGGTTCATTGAATCCAGCCCCATGAGATAATTCTCTTGTGGGAATAATTAACAAATTATTCCTAGATTTTCTTCCATATGTTCGCTCAAACCATGCGCAAGAGTTATTCATTTGCCCGGATTCATCTTTGTTTATCTGGGCGCGTTTCAAGTCCACTTCATTTTTGCATTCGATTAATAGATATGTACCATCTACATGCCAAAGGTTATCGGGGCCAGCCCCCCATTCTTTATCTGGTCTCTGCGTCGCAAACCCAAGCATCTTTCCCACTTCATCAATAGCCCTTTCAAAATGTGCTGATGGTATTCCAAATGCTATCTCGGATATGGTCATGTTCATAGCTAATGCAAATTCTTCTGCTGATGGAAAATGTTCTCTATAGCTTTTGATATTTTGGAGTCTTGTCGTGTGGCTTTCCAACTTAGAGATACGCATCCCCATAGACTTTAGCAAGGAGTGATTCTTATTATGAGCAGCAATCTGTAAACTGGCCGACTCAGTTTTACTAACTGTGTATTTATACCTTGCCATTTCCTGCAAATACCAGCCATCGCAGGCATCACCCAGCCTCAGAGCATCAATTATGTCCGTTTGCAATATATTTATTGCACCAGTAGCATCACCACTCAAAAATTTTCGCTCCGCACGCAACTCCAGCGCAAAAATATCTAATATTTTAGATTCTGGTACATCCGGGATGACGGTGTCCATTTGTGCAGAATAAAAATCTTTCCAGCCAGGATCTCTGGATAAACACTGATTTAGAACAGAGACAAACTCTTGAGTAGGATTTGATCCTGCAGTTTCGCCCGACTCCTCTTTGAATGCATCTACAATCTGCAAGCCGATTTCAATTTGCTTTTTAGTCTGGTTAGATAAATATTTGCGAGAGGCCTCTGTTCGGATAGCTTTTACTAGATCTGGACCAACCATCACAATCACGCAGTAATCTTTTTCACCCCTAACTCCACGCCCTAGCCCTTGCTCAATTGTTCTGGCAAGTCTAATTTGTGCAATATCACTATCTGGAATACATTGTTCCATGTAGCGCTCTGAAAGAGAATCCGAGAACGGTTGTGAGTCGAAAATAAGGATGCGACACATTCTGTCTGGCAAATCAATACCGTCATAGCGATTGACAAATACTAGCGGATTCTCAAATTGTCCATTTTTAAGATATTGGAGTTCAGTATCGATATTATCTCGAGTGATTACTGTTGCACCATAAGCTTTCCAATCATTAGTTTTCGCAAAACTTGGAACTAACGCAGCTACTCCAAAAGAGCGTTTTTTGGGAATCGCATATCTCTCAACAATAACGCTTCTGTTCAAATCGGGATTCATCAGCGAGGGAATAAGAATCATTTTTTCCCCTGCCCAAGATTCATTCTCGGCTTTTAGTGGTGTGGTTATGACCGATGGTGGTAGTTGTAAACCTTTAATTAAAAAAGCATCATTTGTAATTGTCGCAGACATGAAAACTTTATGCGCAGCTTTCCAATAGGTGCCAAACAAATCTATTGGTGGCAAATATGGTGTTATCTCAAGATATGTGCCAGAAATAAAACATTGGCAGCTTTCTAGACAACCTTTCATAATTTCCCAACGGAACTTAATTGAATCGTCTGTTTTATTGTCTGACAATATCTCAATTACCTTATCAATATGGGTATTCCAATCCCAGTAAGGTACCGGCAAAAAATCGCCATACATACCACTTTCAATATCCTTAAAAGTTGCCAAGCCTTGCTGCTGCAGTGCCGGACCAAATAAAGAAATGAGTTTTTTGTAAATATCAGTATCGTTATTGGCTTTAATAGTGAATGCATCACGAATAGCTGCAACACTAGCATGTGCATCATCTATTACAATGCTATCGACTGCCATAGATTTATTGCCAAGTCCAAATTTGGTTAATCCGTTGAAGAGTTTTTGCACGGTGGTAACTAAAATCTTCTTGGAATCACAAAATTCCGAAGGCAACTCACCATCTGTTACTTTGCAAGCAGGGATACCGAATTCATCAGCTTGTTTGATTGTTTGCTCTACTAGATATTTGTTGGGACATAGATACAATGCTGGTTTTCGTGTTTCATGAATTTTTGACAGCAAAATTAGTAAGCCAATTAAAGTTTTTCCTTGACCCGTGTTAAGCTTTAAAAGGACATCGTGCTTACTCCGAAAATCTTTATTCCATTTCCCTAAAATCTCATTCTGAATAGGCCGAAGCAGTCCTTTATCACTAGCTCTATCGAGAGTACCATACAATTCAATTGGGTCTGTTAAAGCCCGCACCTTTACAGTGTCTAACTTTTTTCTGAAATCTATCATAAACATACCCTCCACATGTAATCCCAGAAGACAAATGTTCCATTTGCTATCAATGGATCATTTAATTATTGAGTAGAACACTTCGTACATTTTGTCTAGCTTTTTCACGAGCCATTGGGCATAGCTTCCCCACTCGTCTTTGTTATTTAAATCGACTTCGCGGCGGACATATATGCGGCACATCTGCTTGTCTTCCGGATTGTGCCATGCCAGAGATTCCCCGAGTGCCTTTTCAATTTCCTCTTTCTTAGCGAACAATGCTTGGAATCGTTCTTTGGCCCCATCATCTTGGATAACCAGTTCTACGCGTATTTCGTGCGCATCGAATGACTTGGTCACAGAATCTTTAAAGGCGGCGACCGCGCTCAATAAATAGCCCGTTTTGCCGATCGACATATACATCCAGTGCTGTGGTGATGGTTTTGTAGGACGTATCCGCTCGGCATGCTGGGATGCATAATCATGGAACGCACGCCAGAATTCAAGTTGCATGGCTTTCGTTTCAGTCAAATTGTCATCGGAAATGCGGGTTGCGGCTTCGGAAACTTCCTTACTCCAGTCGTTGGGTTTGCAAACCACATTCAGTTTGGGCGCGATAGGAGATTCGGCAATCTTCCAGAGTTCGATTTCAATGCCGAAAAAATTGAATTTATCGTCGGTAATTTCATTGAGCCAATCCAGCGCAGCCCGGTGCTCTTCCGTAAATTTCTTGGCCACCCAAACGATTGTAACCGCCTTCAAACCGGCGGCATAGGTCATCAACTGGCCGAGGTGGGTGTGGTCAGTTCTGCCAAGCTGGTTTTCAATGAGTACCCAATTGCCGGTTAAGGTGTCTTTGCAGAGGATATCCGCGCGGAATGGGCCAACATTCTTTTCTTGCGCCTCTAGCTCCAGATCAAGCCCGATGGCTCCGCCAAGCAAGTCCAGATTGTCTTGCTTTGCAAGCCATGGCGTAAACTCACGGGCCTCGTCTTCCCAGATCTTCTGGAGGTCGTCAATTCGCTGCAACTTCCCTAAATTTTTATCTGTGCTGTTACCCATGGGTTCCTCTTGCACCTATACGCCATTATACTTCTTAAAGTTCTCTGCCTGTTCTAGAACCTGAACGAACACTTCGTCATCCCATTCTGGCGGATAGCCATTTTTATACAGCAATACTGTCAAATCCATGTTAAGCTGGTTTTTGATGTCGTCGCGCGAAGACCAGTCTGCAAATTGCGACTTATCATCGACCAACTCTTTGATTTTCTTTGCGAGGAGAATACATTTCGCATCTTCATACTTAAATTTATGCTCATCCCGCACTTTTACAAGGATGTCATAAAAGGCTTTTTCCTCGAAGGATATGCCCATTTTTTCAAACGAAGTTTTGTCCTCATGAAGATCCGTGAATATCTTCACCAATTCATCGGACAAGCCGTTAATGAAGTCTGCAACGACTTCGCTGGTAAAGACCAGTTTGTCCCGGCTGTTGTATTTATCAACCACCTTTTTAAGCCGCTCATTGAACACTATCGCCTTGGCTTTGTTTACTTGCCCATAGGCAGAAACCGCTTTTTTAAGTAACTTCAGCAAGGCATTGAATTTTGATATTGGCAGATTGACCTTGCTTAGCTGCTTGGTGAACTCATCGCCAAACAAGTCGTCCGGTCCCTCAGAGTTGACTATATTTTCCATTCCGGAACAGCTAATCGCATCCATAACCATTTTTTCTACCACGCGATTCATGACTTCGGCATCAGGAGTATCGCCCTTTGTTTGCTTGTATATGATTGAGCGTATTGCCATATAAAATTGAGCTTTTGCCGTCTCTTCATCTGTCAGTTCGCCGGAAGGGAAGCATATCTCATAGGCGGCTTTCATCTTGCGGGATAGCCCCATAAACTTAGTTTCCAGCTCTTTATTAAGCTGGACATATTCAGCAGCGGCGTTAAGGCAAACCAAACGTTCCAGCGGTTCCCCGGTAAAAAACTTTTTTGCATCGAATCCGTGCAAAAGCTGATCGATGATTGCAAGATGATTCCGGAAAACGGAAACTGAAATGGCGATTTCGTCCACAGGATTTTCCTGCGGGCCGCCATATTTCTTTACAGCTTCCAGCATGTCGTGCTTGATACCGATGTAGTCTACCACCAAGCCTTTGTCTTTGCCTTCGAAAACACGATTAACGCGGGAAATCGTCTGGATCAAGGTATGCTTCTGCAATGGCTTGTCGATATACATTACGGCAAGAGAAGGCACATCAAAACCGGTAATCCACATGTCGACCACTATTGCAATCTTGAAGTTCGAGTTGGTATCTTTGAACTGTTTATCCAGCTTTTTCCGATATTCGGTTGTGCCACATAAATCGAATAATTCCTTCTCGTCGTTCTCGCCCTGTGTGGCGACCAGCTTGATTTTTTCCAGCGGCACCAGTTTGTCGAGCTGTTCTTCGTTTAGCTTCGACTCATCTTCCGCCTTTTTAGGCTCATTCCATGCCGGTCGGAGCGCAATTACTTCTTTCAATAAGCGGAAGGCCAGCATCCTGTCCGCACAAACTATCATGGCTTTCTGTACAATGCCAGGCTTGGCATAACACAAAGCTTCGTAATGGGCGACAATATCCTTCACCAAGAGTTTCAACCGATCCGGATGCCCGAGCACCCTGCGCATTTCACTCATGGCGCGTTTGCTTTCTTCAACCTGTTCAGGATTCGCGCCATCGTCGGTGCATTTGTCGTAATACTTCTGTATTTCCTTCGCTTGTGTCTCGGAAAGTATCACGCGGGCCAAACGTGGCTCATATGAAATACGCACCGTAATACCATCCGAGCAGGATTCCTTCATGGTATAGCTGTCCACCACCGGGCCGAAAACCGCTATCGTCTCGTCTATGGGCGTTCCGGTGAATCCGCAATATGTTGCGTTCGGGAATGAATCCCGCAGATATTTGGCGAAACCGAATGTGGTGAATACGCCTTCATCCGTTTTCTTGAGTTTGGCACCCACATTGGTCTGTGTTCTATGAGCTTCATCCGACAAGCAAATGATATTGGCCCGAGTTGAAAGCAGTCCTGTGCTTTCGCAAAACTTTTGAATGGTGGTAATGAAAACGCCGCCACTTGCCGCACCGCCTATAGCAGTTTGAAGATCCTGCCTGCTCTCGATGCTGCGCACATTGGTATCGTGCAGAAAGTGTTTTGAGGCGACAAACAGTTCGGAAGCCTGCGTGTCCAGATCTTCCCGGTCGGTGATGAGTACGATAGTTGGATTGTCGAAGGTTTCCCTTTCCCGCAGTGCCAGTAATCTGGCCAGAAAAAGCATAGTGTGCGTTTTCCCGCATCCGGTCGCACCGAAGTAAGTGCCGCCCTTCCCATCCCCAGTGGGTTTAAGGTGCGCCTTAATATTCACGAGCATCTTATTCGCGCCAAAGAACTGCGGATATCGGCTAACCACAGGCAGCCCTTGGCTGTTTTCATCCGGATAATAGACAAAATCCCGTAGAATTGCCGTTATGCGTTCCACGGCAAAAACACCTTTTATCATCGTGAAAAGAGAACTTATGCCGTTTGAAACCTTTTCGGCATCATTTGCCTTGTTCCACGAATAATAATACTCGTATGAAGTGAAAATTGTCCCCAATTTCGTGTTCGCACCGTCGCTTATGACTGAAAAGAAGCAGTATTTCATCAGCTTGGGGATATCGCGGCAATAACGAGTGTTTATCTGCTCCCAAGCATCGTAAATAGTTTTATCTTCTTCGATTGCGGTCTTGAATTCGAATATGGCTACAGGGATTCCATTAATGAACAGCAGCATGTCTGGTCGCCTCAGACGCTCGCCCTGCACGGAATACTGATTGACGATTTTGAAGATGTTTTTGTCAGGCCTTGCAAAATCAATGTAATTGACGTGCTGGGCTAGCTTTGATGTATCATCCCTGTGCAGGTCAAATCCCTCATTAATCAGCCAAAAAGTTTCTCTGTTGCCAGCATACAGAGGGGCAGTCGGAATGTTTTTCAGATTGCTTATAGCTCTGGATATTTCCGCCTCGGTCAAATCTGGATACTGGCTGGACAAAAAGGCATGCAGGTCGTTTTCAAGTAAAATTTCATCAAATCTGCGGTGAAGACTATCGCCGTTTATGTAGGAATAGCAACCTAGGCCATTGAAGAGTTCAATGATTGCCGATTCAAGCTGTGCTTCTGTAAATTGTCCCTTTGCGAACTCTCGTTCCATTTCGTTCCTCACCTTTGACAAGTCCGTGCTTCCTCGCACGAGCCTTTTATAAGAACAGGGCATATGTCCTTTATCTGCGTTTTAAGCGCCTCATTAATTTCGCGGCGGGCGATATATGCCTTGTAAATATTCACGATATCTTGCTGTACAGAGATATCTTCTGGGATGGGAATTTTAACTTCAGACAAATCATCCCAAGTAAACGTTTCGCGTGCAGATCCCCATGAGTGAAATCTAGCATAACGGTCAAATTCCGAGCGTGTAAAATACATAAACAGATAATCTGGCAATAGTTTCTCAATGGAGTTAACCTTAAAAACAGAGGAAATGGAAGAAACAAGATATGTGCGCTCCGTAGTATTATAGGCTAATGATATTTTGTCGCCACGGCGAGTATAACTTGGCAGGCGGTTTGAGAAAAAGTTGCAGGAGGTTTGAGAATTTCCTAGGCCCTTTGGCCCAGATGACTTAAGGTGAAGCTTGCTTTGTTTGGGTTGTTGATAAGTCTAAAAGTTATCAACAGGTCCCTGCTGGATAAAACCGGCA